CCCGCCGGTACTGCTGTTATATTTCGTCTTGACGTGCACGTAGTCCAGGCCGTCTGGCATTTTGATATCGTAGGTCTTCCACCTTTTTCCGGTTTCTTCGTAGTGGTTCCACACCAGCCGGGGCTCCGACTTTACCGCCACGGCGGCAGCGATCTTGTCATTGAGCGTTTTGGCGCTGAGGGTGCCGTCCGGGGCGATGTCCAGCGCTTCGCCCACTTTCACGCCGCCCAGCTGGTCTGCCGTAGCGGGCGGCAGGGTATACGGCGTGCCGAACTTGGCGTCGGCCTGGGCCTTGGTGTAGTAGTCGGAAAGGTCCGCTTTTTGAATACTATCCTTCCACGACTTCGTGTCACTGTCCCACGTCCAAATGGTGTCGGTGGTGCCAACGACCGCCCACCAGCCATTTTCGCCTATTGGAACAGCGGCTTTCAGAGCTTCCGGCGTGGCGTACCACCCCTGTGCACCGATGGTGATGGTGCGGACCTGCTCAAAGTATTCTTTTGTGCCCTGCAAATAAGTAGCAGACTGAGATTCCGAAATCTTTGAATTGGTTTCGCTTGTCTTGGCAGCAGCAGCAGACAAAGCTGCATTTTCGGAGTCTGCTTTTACAATTGCAGAAACGTCTTTTGCGGCATTTTTTGCAGCCTGTTCTGCTTTTGCACGTTCTTCCGCAGCGGAATTTGCCGCCGAAACGGCTTCCTCTTTTGCGTTGATGGCACCTGCAACTGTACTCAGCTCATTTAAAGTGGATGCGTTGATTGGTGTGCCGTCCTTTATGGGTTCGTCGTTTCGGACGAGCGTTACAATTTCAGACGACCCATCCTCACGGACTAACGTCCACCTGCCAGGATATTTTGATATGCGGTCTTCAAAAACCATATTGGTCCTCCCCAGCCATGTATTCGCCAGAAAAAGTAACGTAAGTTTTGGCGATTGATTCTATGTCTGACAAAATGCTTTCAAGTTGGTTCATTGTCTCGAATCCGAGCCTATCCATAGACGTAGGCGTCGGCGCAGTTTTGGCGTCTCCTGAGTTTTTAGAACGAATAGATTCGATATTCGACAGCCACCTAGTGGCATCTGACGTGGTAAGATACCCGTTTATGTCCCAGTCCGTCTTGACATCTACGTCCGCACCGAGAAGTGAAGCAAGCTCGGATATGCCGGTTTCTATTCTCGAAAAATCTCTGTAGTCAAGAGCCCCTTTCATACCGGAAAGCCACTCCGCTTTTTCCTCATCCGTCCAGGTCCCGTTCACGGCTTTACCATAAATGAACTTTAGGCGGTCAACATCGTCTTGGGTTCTGTCTGTAATCCAAATCGCCATAGTCCCTCCTTAAAGCAAAATCTTTTTGTAGTTACCGACTTTAGTCGTAGACGGAAGCGTAAAAGCGGGGCTGAACTTGTTGGAACTCCACGCGTTATACGATTCTGAATAGAAAAACGTCTTGCCTCCATTATTTGTTCCGAGACTGTATGTTCCAACAAGCTGGCCTTGAATGGGATTCCCGGAATAATCTCGCCATGCAGGGGAGCGTGACCATCTTTGGATAAGACGATTGACGGAATCATCATAAGACTGAACAAAAACATTTCGGGTTTGCTTTGGTAGTACAGAACCTTCTTTTTTAAAAAACGGGTTACTGCCATTTACATAAACATCTGCGTTTTTGTCTTCCGGGTCAAACATCTCATAAATAGACGGGAGAAAAACACTGCGAGAAAGCGTTCTGATTTCCGTAGTACTACCGCCTACCGTGTAATAGAAAGAGGTAATCCCCATTGCGGACTTGACGGTGTCGCTAAATCTGTTTGCGTAATCTCCCTTCAACAGCCTGTCGATGGAGCTTCCGTCGTATGTATTGACGTGCGTCTGGTTCCACACTGTTTCAGCAAGAGGTTCTTTCCTGATAAGAAGTGTTCTCCCCGGACCATTTAAGCCAGGCTCATACCCATGTTTTGCGACAACAAACTCTACATCCGCACCACTTTCTTGAATGTAAACAGACGATCCTTCCGGCATATCCGACAAAGACGGAGCCTGACTGATAACGGTACACTTTGCAGATACGGAAGACACGAAGGCTGTGACTACGGCATCTCCACTGGAAACAAAAGAAATGTCGCAAACAGAAACGCCGCCTTTGTTGGAAACGACGGAAATGGAAACAACGTCGGGAGGAGATGCTTCCCATCCGATTGCTGGGGAATCCTCTGAGGAAGGGACAAGCGTTGCGGTTAAACGAACGGTCTCTCCAGGAGCCACAAAAACGGAGTCCTTATCAAGTCTAAGGGCACTCGCACTTTCCACCATATATCCTTCCATCGTACCTTTAAAACATCCGTTAAAGGTATACTTGGCATCCGTAACGAGAACGTTCGATGCATATCCAAACTGATGGTTTGCTCTAACAAAAGACAACGCATCAATATGGGGGCTTGCACGAAATTCCAGGTTTACCTTTCTTCTGTTAGAAAGAAGTGCGTATGTTTCGGTCAACGCATTTTTTGCGCTAGAAGATATAGATTTCGATATAAGCGGATTATTGATGCTTTGGGTCGCTCCGTTCCCACTATCTCCGGCTGGATAAAACACGGATTCGCCGCCAACCTTACACGATACGTTTTTTATTTTTGTCGAAAACGTTATTTCTGGGTATTTAAAGCTATTCAAGAGCGATATTTCCTCAATACCAGACCTCGTGACTGGAACAAGAGGAACACGTTCAATGTGAATGACCCCATCTCTGGATTGGTAAAGAGCCATCCCGGCTGCGTTTGCAGCAAGCTGAAGAACGTCTGCGTTTTTATAAGAGGAAGCATCGGAGGAAATGTCGGAAGAATAGTTCTTTAATTCTTCCGAAATTTCGTAAGATATCCCGGAAACATCCAGAAGTTCCAATGCATCAAAGCACATCTGGTAAAGCGTTCCGCTTGTGTGCCCGGTATAAATAGAATCCTGGAGGAATGACAGAGCATCCCTGGCGTCAAACGATGCTGTTATGCCATTTGCTGGGATTGTCCATCCGGAAAGAAAGAACTTCCCTCCATCAATCCATTCGATTGAATTTCCCATGTCCATGCCATACTGAACAAAAACCTCTTGACGTTCGTAGAGATATTGGTAAAGACCTCCCGGGTTTACCGGGTTCCAACGCTGCTTGGAATTATCGACGGAAAACGAAACGGAATCCTTGGAAAGCTGACCGGAAACCGGGTCGCGTTTCGATTCGTGCGTATAGGAGAGCAAGTCTGCTTTGTTAAATTGAATACGTTGGCCGAATTCAACTTGTTCTACTCTAGCTCTACGGCCTTGGATGCACCATTCCAAAATTTCAAGGGTAATTGAATCATACCCAGAAATCTCAAAATCTACAGAGGATTCAACCGACTGGTTATCGTCAATTTGTTTTGACGCAACGAGCTCCTTTCCGCTATAAGCCGCCAACCTAAAAGATTTTGCAAATTCATTTAAAGCAGACGACCATATGATTGTAACCCCTGGAATTTTTTCAGAGTGAAGTTTGCTAAAAGAGAAAGTGATAATTGGATGGTTTGTGTCAGAAACACAATCCATACTTAAATACCCAGCGTTCTCGTATGGCTCTGAACCTGGGACCAAAAGTTTGCTCCCGTCAAGGACCCACAAATTAGGTTCTCCGGTGGCATAATTGGCCAAAGAAGCAGAATCCAGATCTGTGACAGACAACGTGTTGCTGAATAAAGCCTGGTTGGAAGAGCTGGCAATGGCGTCTGCTTGGGCCTTATCGTCAGAGACGTGGTAAGTGATGCGAACAAACATCTCCGGAACAAGTGTCTTGTCGTATTGTTCAAGCCACTTGTCGGAAGGCAAAAAGCCCATAAATAATCACCTCTCTTAAACTTCAACCAGGCTAAGGGATGTCCCGACCCATCCCATAACGTTTCCGTTGGACGGGGAACGCCTCCACATTCCGGCGGTTCTATCGGAAACATACATTTGCCTTGTCGTGTAGCTTGCAGTTGCTTGGTTATAAAACCGAACAGTGCAGTAAAAGTTTGTGGTGAACGGCCCGATGATGTCCGCCCACTGTCTTGCGGTAAGATAATTCCATTTTAGGGAAATCTTCGCAACATCGTGCCGCACCACAGACCCAACGACTTTGCCTTGTACGTTTCGTCCAGAATCGACTATAGTGCTTGTTGTAGCGTCGTAGGAGGAAGGCTCAGGCAGCTCTCTGCCATTTACTGTGACGAGAGATTGCATAAAACGTAAACCTCCTTAGTAGCTGTAAACTTCGTTTCCCATAATCTGGAACCCACGCTCAGACTGCCGTTTCTCAACGGACGCAGTGATTTGCTTACCATCAAGGTAAATCTTGAGCTCTTTCCCTCCGGTAAGCTCGTCTCCGTACCGCTGGAAGATGTCAAGGAATGCGTTATAACACCCATCGTGGACGGCACTACGAAGTTCTGCGGAGCTCGTTCCACTAGCGGAAGAAGCCGGGTAGTAGCTCCCAACGGATGTAGTGGAGCCATTAACAGAATCGTAATCACTCGTGCCAGGATAACTCGAATAGCTGTCGTTTACAGATGGAGCGGAACTTGTTCCGTGCTTTCCGACAAGCGTTCCGACAATTCCTGCAATTGCGGCTGCAATTGCGACGCCGCCAGCGATCATGATGACACCAGTTGGGATGCCAAGAGATGTCAAGACGCTGCCGATCGTCTGCAAGATGCCCATAAATGCAGCTCCAATTTGACCGATAAGCCCAGCAATGCCAGCGATGATAGATGGGAACTGGCTCAAAACGCCAGAAGAAAGGCCAATACTGATCGCCTTGCCGGATGCCGAGATTGGTCCAATCAGAGAAGAAAACGAGGACGCAATTTTACTTCCGAGACCGACGACCTGCGTGGAGATTTCGCCAAACTTGGATGTGATTCCATCCAAAATGTTCTTTCCAACAAGTTTTGCAGAAGAAAATACTTTGGAACCAACGGTCTTAAGAGCACTGGTGAGATTGGAGACCAAGTCAGAAGCGTAAGACTTGACCTGTTTTCGGTTCTCTTCCCCCATTGCCTTCCAGATAATGGCTGCTGTGTTTTCGGCGACGGTTTGGATATCGCCTTTCTTGACCGCATCAATCATGCCCTTAATCGTTCCGATAAAATCATTCTTCAGCCCGTTGTCGATTTCATTCCACTTTGCGTCGAACGTATTGACCATGTTATCAACAAAGCCATTTGCAACGTCTGCGCCATAGTCAATCATCTCGTTGCCCTTCTGCTGAACAGCGTTTGCCAGATTGGTCATAGCTTGTTCAACGTAAGGAAGTGCTACGGTGATACCGTTTGCAAGGCCTTGGTTAATAAATTTACCAAAGCGCTCAAACAGAGCGGAGGGAGAGTGAATTTCAGTATCGGTCGTGAACTTGTCAATGATAGCTTTTGCAAGATTTGCCGCAGCGCCTTTTGCGGTTTCAATGCCGCTTTTGATACCATTTACGAGGCCCTGCCAAATGTTTTTGCCTGCTTCAAACATTTTGGAAGGAAGAGAAACAATAGCATTTGCAACGGCTGTTACCATATCGGAAGCAGCTTTTGCGGCATTTTTTGCCCACGTTTTGATATCATCGATAAATCCACGAACAGCTCTCGCACCGTTTTCAACGTGTTCATCGAGATGTACGAACCATGTAACAACATCCTTTACCCAATTGATAAGGTCAGCAAAACCAAGAACCGCCTTTTCGATGAAGTTACCGTTCATCTGAATATCAAGACGGTCGGTTTCACTCACTCCATTGGTAATCCATCCGACAAACACTCCAACATCGTGAATCAGCTGAGCAATGCCCATGACGGCATTCTCGATGAAATTACCGTTCATCTGTAAGTCAAGCCTATCGGTTTCGGAAACACCGTTCTGAATCCATCCAATAAAAATTGCGAAATCATTGATAAGGTTTCCGATGGCTGTAATTGCGTTACCTACAAAATCAGCAACTTTTTCGCCCATAGACTTGAAAGCGTTGAACCAGTCCGTTTCCATCTCAAAAGATTCTTTTTGGCTTTCGCTACCAAGGCCACGAACTGCAACAGTGATAGCTTCAAAACCAAGAACAGCAAGACCGGCTACAGGATGGCCACTAACAATAAGACCGATGCCCATAAGTGTTGTGATTAAATCGCCAACATCAAGATCAAGGTCTTTTACAACGTCAGAGATTGTTTCGAACGCAGAAGAAATGCCCTCCTGCCAACTTTCTGGAATGAGATTCCAGATTACTTGCTTTAAGTTGGAAAAAGACTCTTTCAGGTATTTGATGGATTCTCCGAGTTTTCCATCTGTGAGCGATATATTCCAACCCTGCCTAAGCCCTTCCGCAGCAAGGTAAATCATAGCTCGAACACGTTCAAGGCCTTTTCGGAACGCCTCACTGTTTTGGTATAGGTCAACAAAACGAGCGACCATGATGCCAACAGCGACAGCTGCTCCCATAATGGGAGACTTCCAAAGTTTGAGAATGCCCTCAATCAAGGTTCCGTCGCCTTTGATTTTGCTAAGAGCATCCATCAAAGCGTTGCCAATAGCCCACGTTGCAAATCCGGCAGCGATACCAGCAACCAAAGGAGCCAACTTTTCCAATTTCGCTTTGACTTCATCAATCGTCGTACCGATGTAGTTCTTGAACATATCGTAGTCGGACAGGTCTACATCGCCCAAAATATTGCCAGCAGATGCGCCGCCTCCAGAGCCGGAACTCCCCTGTGTGGGGTCAATTATGTTCAACTCATCAAAACCCATCGTGTAGTCCTTGAGGGCTTTGGCGGCTTTCTTGGTGGAATCTGCCGTGTCATCCATTGCGTCACTGATGCCGCCAACGCTATCAGCGCTCTTGGTGAAATCAGTGAACACGACCTTCACGCCCATTAGCTTTGCCACCCACTCAACAAACTCTCGAATGAGCTGAACAGCGGCAATCAGCGGGGGAAGAATGGATTTCAGGGCAGGGTAGAGCAGAGAGCCAACAGACTTTGCCAGCATATCCAGCTGGGCTTTCAGAATCTTAATCTGGTTCGCAGGGCTTTGGATGGTCTGTGCAAGGTTGCCCTGCACATTGGCAGTCTGCTTCATAATGGCAATGTAACGCAGAACCGCCTTATCTGCCTGAGACAAGCTGGAAACCTGCTTGTTAAAGCCCAAAGCAAGAAGCTCCTGCTGTAACCGTGCCTGAGACAGGTCAACGCCCAAACGACGGATAGGCTCAATCTCGCCAGAGATTGCGGAGGACATTGCGGTAAAGGTCTCTGCAACGTCCTTGTTCCAATAGGAACCTTCATCGTAGGCAAGCTGAGTCAGGTTCTTAGACAGAACGTATGCCTTGTCGCTAGTCAGACCAAACGAAGTACCTAAGCTCTGAATGGTAGCCATGTAAGTCATCGCTTTGGTCGGGTCAACGCCAAGTAAGCCCTGCATCTTGCTAATGAGTGTATCGGCTTCACCGCTCAAATTGCCCATAGCGTTATGAAACAGGTCTGTTGCTTCGTAAAAGTCATTAAACTTCGCAACAGCGTTGCCAAGATACTCAGCAATGGCTTTCAACGAAACCAGCTTTGCTATGTTCCGCATAAAGCCGTTCATCTGATTGGACAGACTGAGATAGCTCTTGCGCTGCTTTTCATTGGCTGCGGTCACGCGGTTTGCCTGTGTGACCACTTTGCTCAACTGCGGAGGGAGCTTTGCAAAAGCATTGCCTACCTTGTCGAGCTGAGATGCAAGGGGAGTAAGGGCGGTAGAAATCTTCTGGCAAGAGCTTGCAAAAGAATCAAGGTCTGTCGCTTTCAGCTTGTCGGTCAGGTCAGGAACCTTTCCGATCGCATTGAAAGCGCTGCCAAGAACTTTAAGGTTCGATGCGTCCAGAATGGACAGAGGAGCCAAAGCATTAGTAAGCTGAGTGATGCTTCCAGACATGGAGTAGAAATCCACACCGTTCAAACCGGACACGGTAGCAGGGATTTTCTTGATGGCGTTGACAACGCTGTTGATGCTTTTCACACTGCCGGAAAAATTTGCGTTGCCGATGCCATTCAGAAAATTCGTGATGTTGTCCAGCCCAGACAGGCCAACAGATGCCTGTTTCAGCGCAGAAATGGAAGCGGACAGCTTATCAAGGCTGTTCACAACCTTTGTCACGTTGCCCTTTGCCCGCAAATTAGAAATGGCGGTAGCGAGCTTGTCGATATTAAGCTCTGCGCCCTGCGATTCCGCAGAGATTTCTACGGATAAGCTTGTAATATCAACATCAGCCATCACTACCACCATCCTTTTCCATCATGGAGAACATCATGCGCTTAATGCGCTCCTGTGCTTCCGCAGCACGTTGGTATTCATACTCTTCCTTCTCCTTTTGCGTAAGGGGAATCGGTCTATCCATGTACTTGATGGGTTTAGACCCTTTCTTTCGGAACATATTGCCAACCGTAGAGGAAAGCGCAGATGCCATGTAAAAACCGTTTCTCCATGCTTCTGCATTAGCTCTGCGTTCTCGCAGCTCCTCTGCGTCACGGTATACCTTCGCCAGCCAGACATCGCCGTGCCAGAACTGCTCGTAGGTCATACCGATGGAGATGTAATAGGCTTCTACATCGTGGAACAGCTTGGAGAAGGAAAACGATTCTTCCTCTCCGCCTGGTTCCTGAGATTGTGCGGTTACACAATCTCCCACGTTGCGTTTTTTGCGGTCTTGTCCTCAGTGTCAGTTGCCAGCAGAGACTTGGAAGCGCCCATGAACATCTCAAGCAGCGCAGCCATCAGCTCTTCCTTCTCGTCGATGTGGGCAAACATTTCGTCCACGACTTTACGCTTGATGCCACGATTCCGGGCGATAAACGCGCCGTAGAACAGGGCGCGGGAGTTGGACAGCAGGTTGGTCATCTGGGTGTACTGGCCAATCTGAAAACCTGCACGTTCGGTTGCTTCCACACTGTCACGGGTGAAAGTCAGCTCGTAAATATTCTTGCCATCGGGGGAATGAAAATTGATAACCTTTGTAGCCATAATAAATGCTCTCCTTTATAAATAGGGGCAGAACCAAATCCGATGTTCAGTTCTGCCCGGTTTGATTGATTCGATTTTTGCGGTTTAGCCGCCATTGATGGTCAGCGCCTTAACGAACTTCGGCTTGGTGTGGAAAATGCAGTTGATGGTCATTTCCACAACCTCATCCACGCCGAAGCCGGACAGACCAACCTGATGCATACCCTGCCAAGTGAAGCCGGAGCCGTCCTGCATCTTAATTGCATAGTACTTGTCGGGGTTCTCTTCGGAAGATTCATCGTAGCCAACTTTCTGAACCGATTCGTAATCTTCCTTGTTGTAGTTTGCGGTAAACGCCTTAATATCGGACTGGTTAATACCAAAAATCTGCTTCTGCATCGGATCAGACAGGGTGGTGGCATCCAGAAGGTTCGGATCGGAAATCATATCCGGGACATCCTTGATGTCACACAACTTCGTCAATGCAGACTCGGTAGCACCACAATACAGGGTGGTATTCAGACCGGAGATAGCAGTACTCATAGAATGTTTACCTCCTTATTTTCGGTAAATCATTCCGTCCTCTCCGATTGTTGCCCCATAGCTGCAATCAATCCGATAGACGGAATTGTTGTACAGCCCATTCAACGGGGCAAACGATTTTCGATAAAAATTAAGCGGTTCCAATACAGAATCCACGATGCTCACAATAGAGCGGGCTTCTGCAATGCGTCCGCTGGTTTTGTTGGAATAGACACGCACACGAAGGGAAACTGCGGCATACTTGCTTCGGCTTGCAGAATCCCGGTGAACCGGGAGATTACTGTTTTCCTCTATCTGCACACATGGAAACTTCTTGACGTTGCTGTCATTGATTTCACCAGTGACAAAGATGCCGGGGACTTGTTTCCGAAGTTCTGTTGCAACAGCCGTAAAGATGGAGTTGAAATAATCAATCAACTATTCCAGACCTCCCTCCACGTTGCTTCTACCTGAGAAGCCATTTCTTCAACAGCTCCCCACATAGCCATAGCCGGTTCGTTACCGTCCGTGTAGTTAAGCTGTCCCTTGCCGTCTACCGTTTTTACAGGTGTACCAGCATTGCCAGCTTCGCCGTAATAGTACCAACGGCGTTGTGCGCCGTGTCCTTTACCGTAAGAGCCATGCGCACCGACACCGGGCGGAAGTTGTCCGCCATATCCGTTATGATGTGCGCCAGTACCAAACTCGATAAAGGCAACGGCATTGCCCTCTGCAACGATGGTACAGGTGTTTCCGTTCTGCTCAACACGGCAAGAAACATCGTTACTGCCAGCATATTGAGCATTAGCAAAGCGAACTTTTGCCACGTCAAGCCCTTTGTCAGCCAGTGCCTTTGAAAACTCCTGCGCTTTTTGATTCAGGGTGGTCTTGTGCTCCCGTATCTGACGTTCCGCATCACGAAGTCCGGCATCGCTCAACCTCACTTTAATTTTCACTTGCAGCCACCTCCTTCAGCGCATACAACGTGTCCGTGATATGCTCTGCAACTTTGACCACAATGTAGTTAAAGGGCTTTGAAACGTCCGTCTGAAACCAAACGTGCGTGCCCTCATAAAGTGGAGTGTTATGCTTTTTGTTGGATGAACTGACCACATAGCTGTAATCCGTGAACGCCCCAAAAGGGCTTGCTTCCGCAGAACCAGTAGGCGGGCTGACGTTCAGAATCAGCTTTGCAGGGTCACTCCACGTCTGCGATGTCTCGCCAGTTTCGTTTCCCCATTCGTCCACAACAGGCGTTTTCTCGCCAACAGGGTTCGAGTACCACAGCGGGCGCTTGTCCAGCGGGCTTCCATTGAACATCAGCCGATAACACCTACTCTCGGAACAACTTCATTCAGCAGGGACTGCGCCACATCGGAGCTTTCCCACACACGAGTGATGCCGTTGTTGGTATAGCTCGTCTGTCCATTTGCGCCGATGTGGTTATACAGTTCCGCTGCAATGCGTATCTGCAACGACTGATACTGCAAGGGCAGCTCGTCCGGTCTGTTGCCGAAGGGGTAGCCCTGTGCAAATATCTTGTCTTTAGCGAAATCAAGCAGCAGGTCGAAAAGTGGGTAGTCCTCGTCCGTGATTTCGCGGTCAAGTGCAGGAGCAATGTACTGCCCCAGCTTGACTGCCGCTTCAGAATACTGGTCTCCCATGCTGCTTTCCTCCTTTCGCCTTAGTAAGCCTTGATGCAGTACACAGCGTCCATGCGCTCAAAGGACGGCAGGACGATTTCGGAAGCGTAGACGTTGGCATTGACCGGATGAACGGTCAGCTCGGTGGTGATGGCGACGCCGGTGTTCACGATGGACACGGATGCGCCAGACTGGCCGGACAGCAGGTCGGCTTCCTCAGGAGTAGTGCCGTACCAAGTGCTGCCCAGAGCACCGGACGGAGCAACCACCACCATGCCGTCAGGCAGGTACTTCTCGCTTGCACTGTACTGGTCTGCCTTGAACATCTTGTCGTACAGATGAATGGTCAGACCGGTTGCAGATTCGATAATCTGCCGTGCTTCAGCGTCCAGCAGAACGGCGTTCGCCTTTGCGGTGACGGTCATGAACCGGTTCTTCACCTCATCCGAAGCAATCATGTTGCGGAAGGTGGCAGTATTCATGTACACCTCAGTCACAACCTCGCCCACGCTTGCCAGAACAGCGTCCTTTGCGGCGTTCAGGTCAGCAATGGGGGTGGCGGTGGTGACGTTCCACTTAGACTTTGCGGCAGAGACTTCCTTGTAGTTGGTGGACTTCCAAGTACCGTCCGGGTCGTAATTGTAGGTGTAATTCACGCCGTTCGCCTTAATGGTGATGCCAGGAACGCCATTGGCGGGAGCCAGAAGCTGCCAGATCATGCGCTCAGGAACAATGCGTGCGCCAGTGATAAGCTGTGCGGTGTCATCGTACAGGCGGTTCATCACGTCGCGGGCATAGGGGTCGTTGCTGTCCAGAACACGCAGGATTTCCTGACGGTCTTTTTCGCCCAGATGGTAGCCCTCACGGAAGAACGGCATCTCGGTCTCATCAAACTTGAAGCCCTCACGGGTGCGGAACGTAGCCTTTGCGTCAAATGCGCTGGGCATCAGGGAAACGCCAACGCCCTTGTGACCACGCAGCCACTTCAGGTCAAGACCGGCCTTCTTTTTTGCAGGGAACAGCGCATCAGATGCGAAAGGCATCGCATTAGTGGGGTCATTCGTCCAATAGGCGGCAATTGCAGCCGGGGCAAAGACTTCCTTAAGATTCAGTGCCATGTTGTTTTACCTCCTATTAAGCGTTCACGCTGATGTTGTCACGGCAGAAGATGCCAGGGATGGCGGTCTTAAGTGCAGTAATCGCATCAGAATCATAGGTAAAGCCGGAACTTGCAGCAGCTTTCTTGGTGTCGATAACGCCACGAATCAGCAGGGAAGCATTGGGGTTCTCTGTCGGGTCAACGTCATACAGAAGAATACCGTCTGCTGTGGCAGAAGTTGCTTTCTTTCCAGCTTTGGTCATGGGATAGCCAGCCTTAACCGCAGCAGCTTCAGTCACGGTAAAGGGAATGGCAGTGTAGTCATTGGAAGCAAGGATGGTGTCGTTGATTCCGTTGACCGTGTTTCGGGTAAACTTCATGTTTTCCTCCTTGTTAATGGAAAGCACTCATTGCGTCACTCGATGCCTTAGAAGTATTGGCATTCTGCTGTGCAAGGCTCTTAGCAAACGCCACGCCCTCACTATCAGAGCTGCCCTTACCATCCGCACCCGGAGGCGTGGGCATATCCTTCAGCAGAGAAGCCTTGTATGCAGTGTCATGAGCAGTCATGAACTCCGACTGGAACTTAAACACCTTGTCCATGTCGCCGTCAGCCAGTGCAGATGCAGCCTTGCCAGCCAGTTCAGCGTCATAACCCTGTGCAACGAACCTCTCACGGTAAGATGTAAGGGTCTTTTCCTTGACGAGGTTCTCATTGTCGGCAGTCAGGGCTTCAATCTGCTTCTGCATCTCTGCCAGCTTGTCAGCCTGTTCCTGTGCGGCGTTCTCGTCATCGGTGCGCTTTGCCTTGAGCTGTTTCTTGTACTCAGCAGCTTCACCGTTGGCTTTCGTCACGGCGTTGCGCAGCTTCTCGACCTCTGCGTTAGGGTCTGCAACCTTTTCCAGCGCAGAAATGATTTCATCGGCGGTCATGCCCTCTTTGTAGGCATTACCAAGCAACACATTGAGTTTCATATCGTTAATTTCCTCCTGCGTTTTTTTACCGTTGCTTCCCTGCAACGCTGCGAAATTTGTATCCCGGCTTCCCTGCCGGAATATATCAGCCCGCTTATGCGGATTGATTTTTAGTCGATTCGTTCTCCTGCTGCGTTATAAACCGCTTCTGCGCTTGTGACATCAGGCGCAGAAAAATTTGTAGGGACAAGATAAACCGGCATTCCATAAAGCTTTGCAGCGTCAGCCTCCACAGTGCAGCCGTTATACAGCCACGCATTATCGCCGCAAATACCGATGAAATAATCAGCCTGCGAGAGGAGTTCGATGCTCTTGCCAAGATACCAAAGCCCTTCAGTTCTGCACTTAGGTGGTTTATCCTCGATATAGGTAGGGATAACCTCAAGGCTCTCACCGTACACTGCTTCGGCAATCTTGTGCAAACGGTCAAACGTCATCCGAATTTTTTCTTCCGACCGATTCTTCATCGGGCAAGAAATAAACAGCTTCTTCATTTTTGTCCTCCTTCCTTTGCATTAGCCTGTTCGCCAACCATTTTGCCGTTGTCGGCAATATGGTCAGTAGGCTGTTCCTGCGGTTTCGGAGCTTTGCCATCCTCGCCCAGCTTGCCAGCGGCAATCAGAAAGGGTTTGCTCATTTCATAAGCAGCCTGTGGGTCAGGGAACAAACCGGGCGTAGTAAATGCCAGCTGCGGGTCAATCGGCTGCTGAATCATCTGTGCGAAAATCTGAACCTTGCTCTGCTGGTTATCGTACTGACGGCGTGGCAACTTGATATTGATGTCGCTTGCCATTAGCTTAGAACCAGCCGTATCACGCAGGATTTTCAGCATCACAGACAGGCTTTGGCGTTCAGCATACTTGAACATATTCTCGTACTGCTGCGCTCTTGCTTCAGTGTGATTCCAGCCATTGCGGACGATAACTGCGCCCACGTTGTCGGACGTTGCGTTCTCGCTACCAGTGGCACTAGGCATGGCAGTCAGACTACGGTACACGTTCAACATAGAATCAAGCAAGGTCTGGCTCTGCTGCTGGTCAAGCTCGTTTGCAATCTGCGAAACAGATGCGGGCAAGCCAGAAGTGGATTTCAAGCACATTGCGCCCAATTCCTTGACCTGCTTTAGAGCATTTTCGTCCACAAGGCAGTTCGTGAACACCATGATGGACTGGATAAACTGTGCCACGCCGTCCAAACGGTTGCTTTCAAGGTCGTTGATGGCATCCAGAACAGGGATAGCCGGTTCAAACAGACCCATACGCTCCGGGTTGAGCTTGTATTCGACCATCGGCAACATTCCAAGAGAATGGTTCTCCGACTTTGTGACCTTGCCATTGTCGATTTCAAAGTACTGGTTTGGCGTATACACGCAAATCAGGTCGTTCAGGTCATTCTGATAATTGCGCGGGATATGCAGCACGTTGGCAATCGGCTTGTGACCGATGCCGGAGTTGTAAATCACATACGTCATGTCCGGGTCGGGAACGTCCACCAGAAGGGGCGTTTCATCCGGGTAGTTGCCGCCATACCCCTTGTCAGGGAGAACGATGCGGTATCCCTGTCCGCACTCCAACATCCACTGCCAGAGCCGCCGATCGAGCGCATCCTTGCCCTCATACTGCAAGGCGTTGGACAGCCGGGCGATTTCCTCGCCGTCACCCGTTGCCGTTTCAGACCGCACATAAGAGCAAGGCGTGCCGCTCATATAGCCCGTGTAAAAGCCCACGCACTCGTTGGCGTGGTTCTCCACAATACGGTTGGTGATTTCAGCGTGGTATTCTTTCGTACGATGGAGGACAGGCTGGCCACCCAAGTAGTAATTGTGCAGAAAGCGAATCTCGTTCTTGTTCAGCAGATGAATAGGCTCTGCCTTGCCCATGACCACTTTCAGCACGTTCGCCTGATTGATTTCCGTCTCCGGCGTTTCAATCGGCCTACGTCCGGTCAGCGGTTCATTCAAAAATCCATCAACAACTATCTGATACTCAGCCATGCGTTCCTCCTTTCCGGCAAAATAAAAAGCGCAGCAAGACAAACCTGTTAAGGTTTATCTCACTGCGCTTACAACTGCGCTTCAAAAGCTATTCAGTTTTTAAACTTTGGTACGGAGACCCATGTATCTTTTGGAAGGTTGGAATCTCCAATTGTAATCCAATGGCAAAGAGGACACAGAAGGGAGAACTTACCTTCCACTTCGCCAAGATAACGTCCGCAATCACACGGATTTCCGTTTGCGTCTTTTCGAGGACGCTTGCATCGTACTTTTGCTACCATCTGTGCTCCTTTCGTTGGATTTCTGGAAACAGGCTGTTGAGCACAGACCTGTCAGAAGCTACTGGGAAACTATTCGCACTTCCAGCCGTGCTATTCTTCGCCCGAAGAAAACCATTGCAGCCTTTACATTCAGTTGTCGGACAGACGTAAACGGGTCAGCTGCAATTTTGGTGCTGCATAATGGATTTGAACCAATGTATGTCCGGTTATGAGCCGGATGCTCTAGCCTGACTGAGCTAATGCAACATAGAAACCCAGCTTGATTGGTTAACCGCTGCTCTTTGCAATGTCATGCCTAAACATTACATTGAGAGCCGGGAATAGCGGTGGAGGTTTTGGAGAATAAAGCCATGCAAAGCTAGGTAGTTGGTTGTGCTGCGTAACGGAATCGAACCGTTGCTTGCCAGCCGTGGGGGAGACAGGCTGGCATTCCCCTTACAATTGGAAACGCAACATATAAAGCCCGGTGAAGGCGAAAGAGTGAGAAAACCTCCACCGGTGAAAGGAGGAATATGCTTGTTGACACGCACGCAAGTAAAATGACAAAACCCCGCGTGCAAGCTATTCCTTAAGGGAAGCTGCAAAACTTCCTGCGTACATTATAAGCCTTGTCAAGTAGTGAAATCAAATAAATAGACCCAGCGAACACAATATATTGTGTTTTCAATCAAAAAGGCCTCTTGACAGGCTCAATTTTACTGATTCCGTTGTACAGTTCATCGGCAAGCTGTGCCAGACTATCCGGTGCATCATCGTGCGGAACTTTACCAAGCTGCGTGAACATCGTCACCTGTTCCATGAATGCCTTGTACTCTTTCGACTGGTGCTTTTCGTCAAGGAAATAGAACCGTTTGATGTCCGGCGCATACTGGATGATTCTTGACAGCTTGCTTTGCCCACTGGGAGCACGCTGGCTGCGGACGGAGCAGTGATAGCCCTGCTGCCTGAGCTGGCTGTCCACTACGTCACAGTATTCATCGCCACCGTTGTTGGCTTCGCCACGCACCACATTGATTTTGTGCTGGATGATTTTGCCCACGACTTCCGGGCGGGTCACGGTCTTGTCGCCATTATTGAACACAAGGTCATGGATGAACACGGCATCGCCATACACATAAGCGATAGGACAGGCGGTGAAGTCACCGCCGCCCCATGCAATATCCATGACCATGAGCTTGCGATCAGGCTCGCCATCAGGCAGAACACCGTTAAAGTATCGAAGTTCATCGGCAGGGAACAGCAGACCTTCACGCACATAAGGCTTACCCATGTACTTCGCCCACCATGTTGCATCGTCAATGCTGGCTTTCATGTCGGCATAGTAGGCATCGTCAAACCCCACGCCGTAGTCATAATTGAAATTGCTGTGTCCGTTCTCATCCACAGCGGGAATCACCCGAAATCTGTACTTTGGATTGTCTGCGTACTGGTTCTGGATGCGCCCCAAAGGGTCAAGCACGTTCCAGCGTGTACCAACCATCAGCTCCAATGCGCCCTGCTTTTTGCGGTCTTTTAGCTGGTTCAGATAGGCATCGTACTTGTTGTTCAAACGCTCAACGTTCAGGCTTTCTTCCAAGTCCTCAATCAAGTCATCGCTGTACAGAACGCCGCCCTCGCCAATTTCAACAGCACCAGTCAACGTGCCGCCGATGGAACGACAGGTCAGGGTGGGGAAGCGCTTCTTTCGGTTCAGGTCAACGCTTTCGTCTTTTGCGCTCTTGTCTGCAAGCTGAACGTCGGGGAAGATTTTCCCCCAGTTATAGGTCACGGGGTCTGTGATGATAGACAACACTTCGCCGTAGAAACCATTGGTCAGCTTGTCGGAATGCCCGCTCATAACCGATGCAACGTCAGGGCGGTTGCCCATCAGCCATGTGATGAAAAATATACAGAGCGTACTTTTTCCAGTACGCGGGGGCTGACTAACCCCAAGAAATTCTACTCGATGGAAAAACAAGTCCTCTAGGTCACGAACCAGCGTCAGAAGCACCTTTCTGCGTGGCTGGTAGAACTTCTTTTCCGGAGCACGGTTCCATTCAAGGTAGATGCAATAGCTGTCGAACACATCCTTTGCTTCAAACAGGTACGTCCGACCGATAATATCATAAACCTTCGCCACGTCCTCGCCTGTTTTCATCTTTCCCATCATGGCTGCGCAGACAGAGCGCAGCTCGCCGGAGTATTTGTAGGCATCGAACCGCTTGTCTTGCGGCAGTGCGTCTCTAAGGTTCACCACCGCCTGAAACCAGTCCTCGTAAACCTGTGCTTCTGTCGGATTCTGCTTTGCATACGCTTTGATGCTGTCGATGATGGCAATGCACTGTTTTGGCTGCATAAAAAAATAGGCACCCCCTACCTGAAAATGTAAAGAGTGCCTACAACTGCACAAAAAATCAAATATTCGGTTTTATAATTTTGCTTCAGAAAATTATTTACTAAAATCCATCTTAATAAATGGGTTGCTCAGTTTATTTGACTTCTTCTGCAAGCTTGTTGATCCTGCGTTTCAGCTCGTCCGCATCGTAGTACAAGGCGTCTGCGATGGCATTGAGAATATCAGACTTGTCGGTGTAATCGCACAGCGTTTCAATGAGTTTCAAACTCTGCTCAGACAATTTTACGGTTTTCATGCTTTATTCCTTTCTCTGACTATGTAAAGTAGGTTTTGGTTGTTCGTCTCCTAGCATCAGCTTATAGCGGAGATACTTTTCGATAATACCGTGTCTTTCTGCCAGTGTACCATAAATAAAGACGAGAGCATCTTTAGCAGCATCGTATTCATTCGGGAAAATGACAATTTCCTCGTTTGCAAAAGTCACAGTGCAGTTTTCCGAATGACAAGCTTCCAAGAACCGCTTGATTTCGAGGAAACCACCAAAGTCAAGCATAGACCGTAGCGTGATGCTTCCGTTCTTAACAATCAGTTCTTCTCCCTGCATATTATCCAGCCTTTCTCTGTTCAGCAATCCGATACCATGTCTGGCGGGTCACGCCAAGCTGCTTGGCGGCATCGGTGACGGTCAGCAGACGTTTTTCTACCTGTTCGTGCAGAACATCAAAGAGGTTGCGGTCATACTCGGTGGGCTTGCGGCCTTCCCTGTAATCAGGGCGCTGACTGGCAATCTTCTTGCCCTCTTTGGTGCGCTCAACAATCATGTCACGTTCAAACTCTGCAAAGGCAAGCATAACAGTCCGAATGACTTTTCCAGTAGGGGAGTTGTTCATAACCCCCATGTTCAGGATGTTCACCGAAACGCCCCTATCAATGAATTGGTCTATCAGTTCAAGACCATTCTTGGCAGAACGAGCAATACGGTCAAGCTTCGCCACGATCAGCGTATCTCCCGGCTGGATTTCAGCCATCAGCTTGTCCAACTCAGGTCGATGCAGCTTCGTGCCGGTGTAAACATCCGAAAAGATTTTCTGTGCGCCATTGGCTCTCAGAAGTTCCGACTGGGCTTCAAGACTGTTGCCGTCAATCGCTTGACCAGCGGAACTGACACGAGCGTAACCGTAGATCATTCAGAATCACCGCCCTTGGATTCTTTTTCAACGACCGTTCCTGTGACAAGATACTGGTTCTGCTTTAAACTACCTACGTCAGGCTCAACAACAATTCTATATTTCATGGCGCTCATAATTTTGAAAAAGCTAGAGAGGTTCAAGCTGTCATTTTTAAGACACTGATACATATTCTGCTTTGAGCCAAATCCTGCGCTTTCAGCAAGGCAGACCATTGTAACGCCCTGCTTTTCCATAACCTCACGAACAATTTCCGTTCCGTTTGTCAAGGCTTTTGTCATCTTTTTTTTCTCACTCATTTTCAAAACCTCTCTTTCGTTTTCTATTGTAAACAATTTTATTTACTTTGTCAAGAGGAAAATAAAACTTTACTCTCAATAGGGCAGAAAAAGCATAAGAACGGTTTCGTTAATTTACAAATAGTATAATATTATAAAATACATCGAACTATCATGGTTCTCGCCGCTAAATCAATGAACGGTTCAGTTTACAAACAACTATCAAAAAACACAAGAATGTGTTAAAAAATCAGATATTTCTGATACGATTATACAAATTGGGCTGTTGACAACTATATACCAAGCGTCTATAATCTAAGATAGTAGAACACATGATGAATCGACCAGCAACGGTAGATTTATCCTTTGTGGCATAAAAAAATAGGCCGTCAGCTCCACCAACCAAAGTAGTACTGACGACCTATTCCACCACAAAACAGAAGCTGCGCAACCAAGGGCGCAGTCTCGGTTTCTGTCAATTATTATAGCAGAAGCAGACAGCTTCTGCAATAGAAAGGAGCAAAAAACATGAACTTTCCCACGACAACCGAAGAATTTCTGAAAACCCTCGCCCACGGCAAAGAGCCGACCAGCGAGGACAGGGAGTACGCAGAAGCACTGGGTAAGCTGTCCGAACTGAACTACCGGGCAGGGTACGAAGCCGGAGCAGCCAAAAACAAAGGCTGAGTTTTGTGCAAGTCTACAAACTTTTGGATTTTGTACAGATACCAGTACTACATTAAGCGTTTGCGTAATTGACAAACCACAACATATTGCATATACTGGTTGCACCTACATGAAGGGAGGTGAGTTTATGTACAGTCCTTATCTTGAACGCCACAATCATACGTTCACTGTTGCGCTGACCGAACGGCAGTTCCAATGGCTGAAAGCCTATTGCACCGAACACAAGGTTGCACAAGCCGCAGCCATCCGTGACACGTTCTTTGAGGTGCATCCCATCCCGGAGAGCAATGAAAACGAAAAATGATACGTCCGCTAAAGTTTGCCGACAGCAGCGAACGTATCACAACACGCTCAGAGAGTATAGACCCTCTTTGGGTTATTATACCAGAGATGGCCTGCTCTCGCAAGATAGAAAGGCTAAATTTCTATGAATAATAATCTTGAAACCATCCGAATCTTTTCTGAAGATGTTATCCCTGTGTACGACACAGACACCGGCGAAAAGGTTGTGTTGGGTCGGGAACTGCACGAGCGGCTCAAAATCAAGACCGCATACAAAGATTGGTTCCCTCGTATGTGCGAGTATGGTTTTGTTGACGGAAAAGACTATGGCTCATTTTTGAGCAATAGGTCTGATGGGCTTGCTGGAAAGCCCAGAACCGACCATATTATCACTTTGGACATGGCAAAGCACATTGCAATGATTCAGCGGACACCTGAGGGCATGGATATTCGCCAGAAGCTGATCGACCTTGAGAAAAACGCATCCGTCAACCAGTTCGCAGGGCTTTCTAAGGAGCTGCAAGCAATCCTTGTGATTGACCAGCGCACCATGAAGCAGGAGCAGCGCATTTCCGCTCTTGAGAACACTATGACCATCGACTACAATCAGCAGCGTGTGTTGAAGCGTGTCGTAAACACGGTGGTCATCAACGCTCTGGGCGGCATGGACAGCCCGGCCTACAAGAGCCGCAGCGTCTCTCAGAAGCTGTTCATGGAATGCAACCGGGACATTCAGGACTGGTTCAACGTGAACAGTCGAAACAACGTGCCAAAGAAGCGGTTTGATGAAGCTGTCGAGTACATCAAGAAGTGGAGACCGTGCGCAAACTCCGTTATGTTGGTTCAGGTCACGAACGGCCAGACCCAGATTCCCATGTGAAAGGAGAACGGATATGATTAACGGTGATAAGTACGAAAACCTTGACGAATACATCAGCGACACTCTGGAAAACATGGAGTGGCTTTGGAGAACGCCTGACGTTGGGGAAACCTACAATGGGCGAGTGATCGCTTGCAACGGAAAAGAGGTTGCGTGTGGCTATCTCTCCTACGAAGCAGACAAATACAGCGATTTGAGACCGTACCTGTGCGACAATGGCAAGATTGTCATGCGTGACATTAACTATTGGATGCCGATGCCGAACGTGACCAGCGCATTGAAGAAGTAAATAACCAATAAGAAAAGCCAGCGGTTAGAGAACATCTAGCCGCTGGCTTTTTGTGTTATAGATTATTCTGCGAGGTCTGCGTACTTGACTTCAATGCGAGGAAGTTCATCGGTGGTACTGGTCAATGCTCTGGTGATTTTTTCAAGCCCGGTGAACTCGCCATAAACGGTGATAATATCATCTTCCAGAATCTTCACAGCATCGCCACCACGTTTATCCAGCATATAATATTCGTCATCGGCATAGAAGCCATATCCGCTGTTGTCCGTGTAGGTTCTCCATGCTTTCTCGCTGCCGGAGAAGTTTGCGTCAATAATCTGCGAGACCTTTACTTTGACTACAATCTTAGTCCCTTCATACTTTTCAGGATAGCGGCACAGTTCCTTATAGTCCACAGTCTGGCACTCTGCCTTGTAATCGTCCTCGCTGATTTCAGGCACAACAGATGCAACGGAAGAAGCGGTCGATGCACTTGCATTGTTAGACGTAGCGTCTTTGTAGCCCTCTTCAAAGCCCTTCTTGCCGCTATCGCTAGAGCCACCAATAGCAGACAAGACAATCAAAACAATGATGGCAATAAACCACCAGCGCTTGTAGATGGGCGGCTTATTCTTACCGCCACAGTGAGGACAGACCTTTGCACTTGCGGCAATCTCTGCTCCACAGTGCTTGCACGTTGTCATTTTACTTTTAGCCATTGTAGATTCCTCCCTTTCAAGGCTTGTAAGGCAAGTATAGCACAGAACACAGACCCTTTGTAGGGGTCTTTTTGTTTTTGCGCGGAATTTTTGAGATTAACAATAGGGGGTGGGGCGATTTTTTAAGCCTTTTTTATTTTTTCGGTGGTTGAAAGACTGACCGGGCGGGGCTGGGCGGCGGCTGTATACCCCGCCGGTGCACCCCTGCCCCATCCAGCGCACCCGGAACGACTGAGCACGACAGGCAGCAAGGTAGACCATACAAGACAGGCCGCGCCGGGCAGATCGTACCGGGGGCGGAACGCTGGAGGGCGTGGAGCGTGTCCGAAACTGTGCAGATATGGACACATACAAACGGTAAATAAAAATGTTTATTTTTTACGTCAAACCCCTTGACAAAGTAAATAAAATTGTTTACAATATAGACAGTAAACAAACTTATTTACCGCCACCAAAACAGGAGGACAAAAACCATGAAACTAGAATTCAGAACCAAGAACACCTATTACGGAAACGCGCATTATCTGTGCATCAACACCAACGAAAAGACCTTTTCCCGCGTCCCTGACGGCTGGATATCTAAGGACGTCCCTGTTGTAGCAAAGCGGGATATGGACACTATCAAGGCGCAGGCCATTGCAGACGGTTACACTGAGGTATAAAAAAATGACAAAAAGAGATAGAGTGCAGATTGTGGAAAACGCAATCAACGAATATCTGGCAGCAAAGCGTAGCGGAAACGCTGCCGCAATCAAAACCGCCGTTAATGGCATGGAAAACGTTTATATTATGATGTGTAACGATTGTATCCCCGGCGTTGAAACGCTCCGGGAGCTGATTTTGGAGGTACAATAAAATGACTAGATCGGACGAATTAAACGCAGAGATCAGAAATCAGGCCGTGCGTCTGTATCCAAAGTGTGCCGGGCTGTTTGAACTGCCGTTGATGGTATACACTCAGATTGTAGCGGACAACCTGACCCGCTCCAAGCCCTACCGCTTGAGTGTTGAGCGGTGCAAAAGAATTATTTTGGCTATGCCGGAATTTGATTAATGGAGGGTTTACAGTATGATTACTTTGGACTTTTCCCAGTGGGCCGCCCTCTGGTACGTTGGCGGCATGATTTCCGGGGCGCTGGTTATGATCGCGTTTCTTAACAGCTGAGGAGGGCTAAAAAATGACATACACGGCAAATAAAAAGGCATACGGCCTATTGGAATCCCTTGCATATTGGATGGCTGAGGTTTCCTATTGCAGGGAAAAAGATCCTGACGATATCGGATTTTTAGACAAGGCAGACAAAACCATTCATTTTTTGTTTGGTCAGCTTGACCGGGCAGGCGTCCCATTTTGGGCGCAAAACTCAGCGCTTGCAATCGGTGAGAATTGGAGAGAATACGAACGGCGCAACCTCAACGTATTATTCGAGAACAAAGGAATTTTGGAGGGCTAAAAAATGACAGACTTAGAGCAAAAATGCAACGAATACCGCGAATATAAGCGGCTGGCAGAACAAGCGGAGCAGATGCGGGACAGCCTGCGGGATGAAATTATTGCCATGATGCAGGGAGCGCCGGAGGTTGTCGCAGGTGCTTGCAAGGTGATGTATAAGGACGTTCAAAGCGTCCGGTTAGATAGCAAGCTTTTACAGGCAGCGCACCCGGATATTTACGCTGAGTGCAGCAAAAAGACCACCTACAAGCGCTTTAGCGTGGTATAAGGGGGCGTAAATTATGTTATATTATCGTGTTCCGGCTGGGCTTGATGGGCGGGCGGTTGTGTCCGCTGGTGCATATTGTGGCAAGGTCAAGCGGTATCTAATCGGCGGCGAACTGTACACGGCTAACGAATGCGCCCGTTATGGTATCAACACAGCAGGGCTTGAGCCTGTCACAATCTCGCAGCGCCGCACCTTTTTCAATTTTGGCGTTAGACTGGAGGTGCACGCATGATATTTTCTTGTATCTTGTTTTTCTTCTGGTTTTTCTCTGCGCTGTTCAAAGCGTCCAAATAAAAAGCATTCCACCCGGTCAGAAATGGCCGGGTTTTTCTTTTGCCTTGCATCGACACGGTGCAGGGCTTTTATTTTGCCCGGCGGTGTATAAGCCACGCACAAGCGTTTACAGCGCCCTTTGTATCATTCATGCGCAATTACAGACAAAACGCAAAAACCGTTTACAGGGCTTTACAGAGGCTTTTCCGTTGATTTGGCCTGCCCCGGCACACACAATACAGCAGATACACAAGCCGACCATACACCACCTGCGACACACTGGAGGGCATACCATCAAGCGCAGCACCTCCACCGATACCAGATAACACCACCATGCCGGACGCTGTACAAGTCAGCACAGCCGCCTATTATAATAAGGTATATAAGAGGAGCGCAGACCATGCCAGCCCGGAGGGGTCAGCGTCTCCACCTATACAGGGTCAGCTCGGCGGCTGTCTCGATGCTTCCCACGCCGAACGGCTTGCGATCTGTCACCGGGTCTGCCTAGCACACTCCACCCGGCGGGCAGTCCAGCGGCAGGGGCGCGGAACCACTGGCGGCTACCGCCGTATCTCTTTTCGGGCTTTCGCCCGATAGCCAATAGAGGTCAGCAATAGTCGAAGCGTTCCGGCTGGAATAGTCGTAACAGCTTCTGGAATAGTCGTAGCTGATAGTCGTGGAATAGTCGTAAAGTCGTCAGACGACAAGCGTTTGAAAGTCCTGTATATAGTATAGTAACGAGCTGTCAGCTGATAGTCGCAGAGCAATAGTCGTAACGTTTTCTTGAGAATCATCGTCAAATAGTCGTGTATTTTTTGTATGAAATAGTCGTTTGCCTTTTAGAGAAATGGATGTGCGATAGTCGCTAAGTCATCCGACCGCCCAAAAATCACCTCTCGTTCCAATTTCGCATAATATATTCCTTCGCTAGTTATACCTATTTCGTATAATAGCCGTACTTATTATAGTATACAGATATAGTTACTCCCGATAATCACGGATTATTTCGTATAATAACTCGTATCATCTGATTCGGTCTGTTCCTGCTCGATTTAATTCCCAGTAATACACTGTGGCATCTTTCTTAATCCATAGCATTATACTAGGAATATTCAATGCAACATTTCTACATATTCAATCGCCTGCAAAATGAGGTCAATTCTCCATGTGAAATAGTCGTAGACTATCCACCAGTCCGAACCTCACGCTAGTTTTCGCCTACGGTCCGATCTGCTGGCTAACGGTATAGCTTTTGGAGATAGAGGGTTGTAGGGGGAAAGAACCTTTACAGGCGATTGAACTCTGGTTCAATGTACTGTTGCTTCTCCTGTTCCTTGTCAATCCACATATCAGCAAAAGCCTTCCAGTTTGTTATAGGCTTTCCGGTCCTGGTCATCCAACCTGTTTCATCATAGTAGTTCATGAACCTGCTGGCAAGCCTATTCTCACATCCGGCATCCAAAAAATACTCGCTCACATCCTCGAAGTCCGGCGTGCTGACGTTCCCATCGGGCGGGTCGCCCGCTTTCTTAATAACTTTTTTTCTTTTCTTTTCTTCTATATTAAGGAGGTGAACGATTGTTCCCCTCACAGGTGAAGCATCGTTCCCCTCAGAGGTGAATGATTGTTCACCTCCCTTTTCGCTCCTTGACGATTCTTTCGGCACTTTGACGTATATCTTATCGGGCTTGTTCTTGCCTTCACGCTTGCGCTCGATCAACCCGGCTTCTTCCAGCTCTTTCAGAGACTTCTTGACCCATCGTTCTGTGAATCCAGTATCGGCAGCAAGGTCTTTGATGGGATACACAATGTATACTCGCCCTAATTGGTCAGCAAACTTTCCGCTTCTGCTTGCCCTCTGTGACGACCTTGCACGATTGAACAGGTAAATGTAAACAATTTTCTCTGTTGGGCTAACGCCAATAGTCGAGAGGAATCGAGGGTAAACCATGTACCCATTGACCTTTGTATCGGCTGTCATGTATTCCATTTTCTCCTCCTGCAATAGTCGTAGGGTTCTACAATGTGCTCACAGCCCCGTAGAGCCATGTCGGCGCTGTTTTCTTTGTTCATTCGATAAGTTTGTCATCTGGCGCTAAAAGCGTTTGTAGGGTTTCTGTGCGCGTATATGCAAAAGGCTGCCATTGCTGACAGCCCATGTGCTCAATCCATCCAAGTATACTCTTGAAACCGTTGAATCTGCTTGTTAAACGTAATGGGAAGGTCGCCTATCTCGCCTTCCTTGTTCTTGCTTAGCCGGAACAGGTACTTGTCGGGGTTATCGCCGGACAGAAGGATGATTGCATCTGCGTCCTGTTCAATCTGTCCGCTCTCTCGCAAGTCGGAGTTGGTAGGCGTTGCTCCGGGCTTGGATGGGTTTCGATTAAGCTGTGCCAGTGCCACCACAACAATGCCTGTGGTCTGTGCCAGTTCGTGCAGGGCAATGGATATGGCCGTAATGGCGGCATATCTATCCTTTGCGCCTGTTTCGTGGATGAGTTGAAGATAGTCTACGAAGATGACTTGAGCCTTTTTACGCAGAGCCTGAGCCTTCATCCACGCCACGTTCTTTCCGGCAGCGGAGCGGATATATAAGGGCATTTTCATGTTCTTTGCCTGTCCGTCAATCTCATTCAAGCTGACCGCCTTATTTTTCACCGTGTCCAGAGGGCAGTATATTTGATTAGCCATCAGACGTGCGCCCAGCTTACGTTTGCTGGTCTCCAAGCTGAAATAGTACACGGTGTAGTCCTGTTTTGCCATGCTTGCTGCTATTTGCAAGGACAGGGCTGTCTTGCCCGCAGACGGTCTGCCGCCGATGATAATAAAATCACCCGGTGAGATGTGCAACGCTTCATCCAGACGCTCTAGGCCTGTCTTGATATACACAGGCTTCTCGTCCATGTGAAGCACATAGTCGTTCAGCACATCCTCGTATGTCCACGCATCTTCTTCCTCAGCTTTCAGGCTCATTGCCTCGCCCATCTGCTGGTATATGTCTGATAGATCAGAATAGTCGGTAAGATCGCTGGTCATCTGAAATGCCAGACCTTGCACACGAATGAGTGCCGCTTGTTCTCTGATAAGCTGTGTCCAACGCTGCATCTGCTCCCTGTCAATTCGTACACACTCTGATTCACAGGTTTGTACACACGCCAAGAGCGTCTGCGCTACGTCTGGATGCTGCGTGTTTATCTCGACTATATCTATCTTACCCCTAGCCGTCCAATAGCCCTGAACAGCCGCAAAAGCGTCTCTCAGCTCAGGTCTGAACAAGTCAAGTTCAAGGTCTGGTATGATTTCATCCACAACGCCCGGCTTGCAGAGCATCAGCGCACCGATAAATACCGTTTGAACGTCCATTGTCATAGTCTAGGAAACTCCATCTCCGTACTTTGCTCGTACTGGTCATCCTGTTTCAATGCGTAAATGTCCTGCCATCCAGCATAGATGCTCTGGTCGAGAATGGCTTTCCAGTCATGCCGATCAAACTTTTCCAGCTTGTTGCAGAGCATCTGTTTCGCCCGGTCTGTCATAGGCTTTTTAATTCTTGTACGCATCTGTGCGAACTCTCGCAGGGATTCCAGCAGGGCTTTATCGCCATGAGCAAAGTCGGAGAAGATGTCAGGTTTCTTTTTAACTGCACTCTCCGGCAGGGTCTTGACGTTCATCTGATTGTCAGTTGATACAATGGGCTCATTGTCATCTGACTTTGAACCCATAGATGAGCTGACCTTCATCTCATTTATGACATGAGGATGAGATGACTTTCGTGTAGACCATCCTTTTGACGCAATACCGCTTCTTTTCCGCTCTTTATCGAGCAGATGTTTAATCAAAATGAAACAAGATTCTGCCTTTTTTGAGTTCAAAGTTGCGTCTTTTTCTTCAAAAACGTATGCACAGATTGCATCGTAGATTTCCAACTTCTCTTTACTTTTGAGTGTAGAGATGGCTTCAAAGTAGTATCGTTGGAATGTAAAGCTGTCTCGTTTTTTGTCCATGCTCAATCCTCTTTGTAGCGTTTGTTCCATGCTTCGATGGCTTTTTCCTTGCCAAATGTTACAGAAGTGCTCACCCCGCATTTTCCGCAGACTACCCAATTAGCCATGTTAATGTCAAGTGGATGAAGCACTTTTACAGTCGGCGGTTCCGCACCGCAGAACGGACATCTCTTGAGTTCTGTCATTTTCTAAATCCCTCTCTCGTTCTCGTGATTCGCTTATGTGCCTTTACAGGCCTTGTGCCTTTGCCGTACGCTGGGCGGATATGTTTTGCCTTGATGTACCCGCAAGGCGGCTTCGGCCCAAAGTCGAAAAGGCTCAAGTCCATAATGATGATGCCAAACTTCTTGTTCGTCATGCTTACTGCTCCTTACGCATACCATTTCGGTGCTTCGTTAAAGATTTCCACACCTTCTGTAAAGCCAAGCCTATCTAAGGTTTCGCACATAATGCCATCCATCACGCCATGCACACGCTCTTCATCATTTCCGTATACTCTGTACGCTTCTCGCATGGCAGCCGTAAACGCTACAATCATATCTTGCGTAACAACAATACCGTTCTCCATAAGCTCTCCTATACCATCGGAAACGCCATCCAATGCGTCACCGTCACATCTTTCGGCAATCTCTCGCCTATCTCATCCCAGAACTGACCGTCTGCGTAACAGCCTAGAAAGTACGCTGTCGGCGAGATTCCTTGCAACATCTTTCCATCTTTATCACGCCACGTTGTTTTAGTCGCAAGCAACAAAGGCTGCGTCCGCTCTCGTGGCGGTTCGCTTGCTAGATGCCAGAGTGTGTTAGCCATTTTTATACCCCGTAGTAGCAAGAACGACTACACATCCAATTAAGAAAATAGCAACATTGATGATCGCACAAGCAACAGCCTTGATAACGGTGCTGTCAATATATTCATCCAAAGTGTCCTAAAGGATATATCGTTCAAACAGATAAATGGGAGATACAAACAATATACCAACCATCGTTGTCAAAACGATGCCTAAAGCAACTTCATATATCGGCATTGCCCTTTCTCCCTTCAATCTCCGTCCCATACACCGTCAGGCCGCATCTTTGCAAATGCCAGCAAACCATACAAAGCGCGTTTGGCGTTGCCCTCTGTGGCGTGCCAGTAGTCGCTATCGTCTACATCGTCACCTAGTGCGGAGATGGCCTTTTCAAGCATCGGAATGCTTTCTGCGCCTGTTTTGCCGTAAATTGAGCGGATGCCGTTCTCACCAAACACTTCCGGTTGATAATAGAAGTGACCGTAATTATAGGTGACGTTGAGCCACAGTTCTTTCGTTCCGCCCATAGCGCGCATACCACCAGCGATAAAATGCGTACTATCCGCTTTGAGCGGTTTATGCGTTACAGGGTCGCAAAGTGAAATATCATAGCTCATTTTTTTCATCCTTTCGCCAGCCATACAGCCAAAAATCCACCGCCAAAGACAGTAGCGTTAATAACTACCACTATCATTGCATGAATAATTGTTGAATATTCTAGATGCTTCCACGACCATCCAAGCGAAATGTTATCGGTCATATCCCAAAGAAACATTTCAAAAATCGTGACAAAGGCTCCAACAAAGAATGTTATGAGCGACCCCAAAACAAATATGGCGAATGTTTCTTTAGCTGTCATTTTTTCTTTTCTCCCATTCTTTGCACACATCTTCTGGGTCTGTAAAATCAGCTCTGCGCTCCGACAGACCGTTGTAACAGACCAAAGAGAAGCTATCGTGCCATTTACAGGTGGAGCAGGACTTGTCCACGGTACGGCAGATAAGCTGTACTTTGCTATCCAGCAGAATACCGTTGCCGAGCTTCATTCCCTCACTCACATTTTTCAGTTCAAGCCTACGCTTCCTGATTTTCTCTCCCGTTGTCATACTCTTCCAGTTCCTTTCTGATTTGCTGGCGTTCAATCTGCTTTAGTCTCGCCTTTGCCAGCTTGCGGTTGTCAGCCTTTCGGATAGCCCAGTTATTGCAGTGGTTTGCCCACGCTGCAAAATAATGGCTAAACTCGCTTTGGTCGTACCAGCCCTTGCCAATAAGCCCTTTATAGGTCTGCTGACGTTTCATCTTTCTTCTCCCATTCCTTGCAGCCACGTTCATCCCACACGAAGTCTGCAACGTGTTCTGATTGGTCGTTCACGCACACGCCCTCCGGCTCTGCGTACCATTTGCAAGAGCCACAGGACGGCTCAGATTTGTTCTTGCAGGATTCTGCCGTGCATCGGATGGCCTTGCCAGCGGAGAACTGTTTGATGCCCATGCAAGAGCAATGTTCGGTGGTGCAGTAAATCATTCCTGCTTCCTCCATCCAATAAAATCACACAATCCAATTGTTTGAGGGTCACAACGATGCGTATATTTAACGGTTGGCAAATCGAACCCTGTAAGGTTATTGCAAACAGTTTTTGAGCTAAAAAGTTCGTCAAAAGTATTATTATAGATTTTTGCGCTCTCGGCGTTGTTGATAACCGTACCACATTGTTTGCAACGCCAAACGGAACACCTTCTCATTTTTCCGCCTCCCATCCTATTAGCTCACAAACGCCAATGCTGTTATTCTGGCAGTGGTGAATCCAAAAGCTTTCAAACGCAAACAGCATAATGCTTTCTGCTGACAAAACGCGCTTAAGTTGTCCAGTTTTAAGTATTTCAATGTTCTTTGCAATGATTTCTTCACCGCACCGCTTGCATCGGTAGATTCTGTAATCTTTCATCTTCTCTGCCCTCTCTTTCCCCTGTTGAACCGCCCGATCACTCGCTTATACTCCTCGTAGCACTCCGGGCACAGGTCGCCTGTGTCCCTGCGCCACGCCCAGTCTTTGAAGTATTCGTCAGGGTTCATCATTCTGCCGCACAGAACCGCTCCGCAGCGGTCACATACTCGCTTGTGGTAGATTCCTCTGTCAGTTTGCATTAACTCTCCTTTTCGTCAAATTTCTTCTGCATCTTGGCTCTCAACGCTTTGATACGTTCCTTGTCGTCAGTTATAATCTCATACTTGTCGCCAGACCAGCCAAGCGGAACATCTTCCGTGTATTCGATATAGATTTTTTCAGGGTGCGTAGGTGGCTCATAGGGGAACGTCACGTTTTTGCGAAAGCGACTACTTGTAAACCACGTAAGACCACCGTTGTCGGAATAAGCGATTGCGTCAATGTCATGTACTTCAATCGTGTTACCTTGTGCATCAGTGGTCTTGAACACGCTTGAGCATCGTTTATTTTGGAAGCATTTTTGTCCCATTTTGTCCGACACTTCTGTCCATTCATCATCTTTGCCCGTCAGCGGGGTGAGTGGCTTGAACCGTAAAAGACGTTCAAGAATAGACATTGTATATCCAGCGGAAAACTCACTGTGTCCTTGACTTGCAAAAAGCTCAACAATATCAAGAATGTTTTTATTGATTGCATCCTGCAACCCGTCTCCGTCTTTTGTAATACGTGCAAGTTCTAATTTTGCATATTCTATGGAACTGCTCATTTTATTTTTCCTCCCAAACATCCTTAAACAGAATTTCTTTGTCGGCTTTCCAGTCTTTGATTTTGCACGGAATATCCGTGCCCGGCACGGTCTTTTTCAACCCATCCATCTGCCATACGTTCCATGAAATGGTTTCTGCGATGCAGTCAAGAAACATAGGCATACAGCCGATTTCAAGCCGTTTTGCATCAAACCGATACCTAAAATTTTCAATTAGCGTCAGGAACAGGTTGCACCTTGCCAGCAAGAGATTGTCTCCCTGCCACTCATAGCCGTATGTCGATGCGTAAGCGCTAATTGCCCAGCACATCCACATATCGTAGTCATTGAACTGCTCTGCCAGAACATTCAGCTTCCTATCCAGCAGACCAATTCTGTCCGGCACGGCAATCATCTGCCCTGTTGTGGTATCATATCGGCTTGTCAGGAACGGTGCTTCGCCACAGGTTACTTCAAGGCAAGTCTTGTTGATATACTTCCTCCAGCCATTGTCCACCAAGTCCTTCTCTGCAACGTCTGTCATCTTCTTGCAAACCCAAGTCGGCGTAAACACCTCTGCTTTCTTGCTGGTGCGCTTCTTTTGGTCTGCAAGCCGTTTCTGCACACGAGGAACAAGCTGAACCTTGTCCAGTTGTTCCATCGTGATTTCATCCGCAAAGCCAACGCCAAGCTCAGGCGGCGGGTCTGTTGCCCAGATGATGTTCTTTCCTGTCGTGTGGTCTTGCAAGAGGACAGGAAGGAACGTGCGTAGGCAAAGGTCGGAGAAGTCAATCAGTTTTCCCATTGGTCAGCCCTCACCATGATTTCGTTTTCCTCTTTCAGCCAGTCCTTAACGCAATGGAAGCAATGCTCACGGTTCTGGCAACGCTCTGGGTCACGATGCTTGATAAGCTCGCAGATGCCCCGCGTAAAGTTTTCTGTAATATCCCCGTCCGTCATGGAACGGATAAAATCGCCGTTAGTCATCCTCGACCACCTCTTCTGCTACCTCTCTGTATTCCACGTCAATCCCTTTCGGCAAAGCCGTCTGATACTTCTGGGCGAGCTGCTCTGCGCTCTGGGCATCGCCCAACGGCTGTTCAGGCGGCGCAACGGTGACTTCCACGTTGTCACGCATACCAAAGTAGTTCTTGGCTCGGAAAATCCACTCTGCCGGATTCTCCTGACCATACATACCGTTGTACGCCCACATGGACTGCATTTGTAGAATCAGCTTCAAGATGTACTTCTGCTGCAAGCTGTCATCACGGCGCTTGCCTGTCATAATCTGTCTCAGGCTAGGCCATTCGATGCCCAACACCAGCGCAATCCATTCCACCACAGGGGAGATTCTGGCTTCAATGCAAGCGTCAAAGAAGAAGTCCAGGCGTTGCTGCACTTCAATGGGGTTATTCATGTCCACGCCCGGAAGGTCGCCAAAATACTTTGCGGCAATCATGCCAACAACCTTTTTGTCTTCTTCATCGCCGATTCTTGACTGCAAATCCCCCGTGTTTAGCATCTTAGACCTCGTGATCGCTAACTCTTGTTGTTCTTTCACCTTTTTACTCACCTGTGATCGGATAGATTTCCGCTTGTTAAGCATCTGTTGTTTCTTCTTCTCTCGCTCTTTCTCGCGCTTCGCAGCGGCTTCTTCTTTCGCCTTTTGCGCTCGCTTCTCACGCTTTTTCTTTTCAGCTTCGGTCAGCGGCGGTCTACCACGACCACGCTTCGGGGGTGTTGCCATGTATCAGGCCTCCTTTGGAGCGGTCGGCAGTTTCTTCCACCATCCTGTGTATACGAACTCGTCATTGTAGTCGTCAACAAATTCGTTATCAGGTGCACCGGGTTCACGGTGCGCAATGGAAATTGAGCATCCATTCAAAATAAGAACAGACTGATAATCAATCGGCAAACCGTCTCTAATGCTAATCCAATCGTCCATACTCTCACCTCTTCATCTTCGTTTCGATGTTTCTCAGTTCCCGTGCAATCCACAAGATAGAGCAGCAGTTGTCCCACTGTCGCCACCAAGCGCACTTTTCTTTCTCACAGATGCACCGGCCAAGCGGATTGCTGGTTAACTTCATCGGACAGTAAAGTTCATTATCCATTGGTTATTCCCCGTTCGTCTCATAACATTTGCTGTCGTTATCGTTGAATCCCAAACACCAAGCTAACTCGGAAGCAATTTTCTGATAAATGCCTTTGGCGTTATGCTCAGTTTCAGATTCCGCACAAACGCTATAAATACCATACAGAAAAGCCAGTCTTTCACGCCCTACCATGTTGATTCCCTGAATCATCATTTACACCCCATCACAACAGCCGTACAAGCGGCCAGACACACGTTGATAAACAGCCAGACGAGCATTGCCTGCCGTTTTTCAAACAGGCTGTCTGCCGTGTCTTTGATTGTCCGTTCAGATTGAACCACCACCGCCAGCAAGACTAAGCAGACCAGCCAGCGGGTTACAAATTCAAACATTGTTAGCTCCACCTTTCCCTCAGCTCTTTTTCGACTTGTTCTGACTTTGCGGTGATGTAATCCGCAAACTCGTCAGGGGTCATGTCCTCGTTCTTGAACTGCCCGACCATCTCCCAGTACCTGTCACCAATGCGGATGATTTTCTGCACCTGTTCAGCGGTCAGGTCTGCATCGCACCGAAGGTTCTGGATCAGTGCGCCCCATGTGACGGCGATGCCGTCCAGAGCCATGCGAAAGCCGTACAACTGATTCTGTCGTGCGATTTTGCGGAGGTTGGTTGGCTTGACCTGTTTGCCACACAGAGGGCAGTCCCCGAATTTATTCATCTGACTGCTCCTTTGCTTCAAGGCGAGAGAGCCAACGGGCTTCCTTTTCATGCTGCATCTTCTGCATCCGTTCGAAGGCTGCATCATCCATGCAATCCAGCGCAATAATGCAGTTCACAACGTCTGCATATTCCTCTTCAAACGCCTTTTTGCATTCTTCCACGCTCTTCGGTGTCGGATTCGTACCATCCAGCGCACGACGCAGCTTCAACGCAGCCTGTGCCAGTTCGGACGCTTCTTCTGCTAACTGCGCCAAGATTTCCGTCTTGGGCAAAATGTCTGAAATTTTCTTTTGCATAGCTCTACCTCTTTCAGTAGTATTCAATTTCAACCATTGAAGTGGATACAAGCTCAAATCGACCGTCTCCAAGAGGTATTTGGAGTAGTTTGTAATCTCTTGCACTAGAGATCGGAATTAGCTCGTTAAAGCTTTCCACCGTAATGGTGTACTTTGGATGCCGTGCGCTACCGTAGCCTACTTTTTCAATTTCCGGGGAATAAACTGTAACATGGTAGCAAGGGCGGTCAGCAGTTTCAGTTTTAGTTTCAGCATCAGCAGATGTTGAACCACAGGATGTAAATAAAAGTGTGAGCAACAGTGCCAGAATTGTAATCACAAGACAGGTAAAACGATGATTGCTCACTTCTGTTCTCCTTTCAGCCAGTCGTTCAGCTTTGCCATACAAGAGGGGCAAAGAAAAAACGGGTCATCTGAATAGATAAAAATTTTCCTATTTTTCTTTGCAATACACCTGCAAATAGAATTGTTTTCTACTCTTTGTGTCCACTCACTTATGGAGAACTCTGGATATTCAAATGTTTCACCGCAGCGGTCACATTTCATGCTCATTTTCTTCACCCTTTTTATCTGCAAAAAAAGATTCGCAGTCAAACCACTTATCATCCAAAATATTTCCGATGATTCTTACAGAACTTCCAAGACCTTTTGTAGCGACGCGAACATACTTGCCTTTCATTTGACCGTATTCATCAACGCCAACCGTGTCCATGATTTGCATAATTGCTTCTATGCCAGAGCCGTATCCCTCAAAGTTTTTGCTTCCAAGATACCCCTTGCCGAGAACATACCCACCATAGCAAACGCCCCATCCGTGACCATTAAGCACTAAATCTGAAGTTAAAACTCCGTGGTCTGCCATAGTAAGTCGAACGCTTTCAATTTGCGCGTTTTCGATTTTGTAGCCGCTTCCTTCCAGAAGTTCTTTAGTCCATTTTTTCATGTTCTTTCTCCAATCTCTTTAGCAGCCCATCCACGTCATATCGCCAATGGACACGCAGCCTTTTTGCTTTGACCTCTATCCCCTCTTGCTCTGCCCATTGCCAAGGGATGCTCTTGCGGCTCTCGTTGTATCGGAACGCCAGAACCTTGCTGGCAGGGATTGCAAAGGTGCGGTTGACCGCCCGGTAATTGACTATCACATGGGCAGTCTGACCGCTGTACCCCATCGCATCCACCATGTCTGTGATGTGCTTTTCCTTGCGGTATTTGCACTTTGCCTTGTCGTACTTGCCAAACACCTTTTCCAGAGGGATAGAGGGTGTTTCGATGGTTTTTAGTTCAAACAGGTGGTTCATCGGGTAACGGTATACAAGGAAGTCGCAGATGTTGTCGATGGAGAAGGACAGGTTCTCGTTGCCGCCGTAGTAGGTTGCAGCACTGTCCTTCAGCCGATAGCACCACGCATCGGACGGGACGGATGCCTTGAAGTCTGCTTCAAACTGTTTTCCGGTGTTCATGTACAAAGTCCTTTGTTGATTCGGTCTAACATTTCAGGCAACTCAGGCATTGGCATCCAAAACGGGTACTCATCAGGAAACGATTTGACCAGCTCCCAATATTGCTGTAAGATTCGCCACTTATTCATGCTTTCAGAGAAATACACAGAAAACACAAACAATCCGTCTTGGTTCGCATCTTCCTTTGTCGGAGGGTTCTTTGCTGTTTCTCTCCATTCGTTCATCCTCGTTCACCTTCTGAATTCACGGAATACGAGTTGCCCTGTCAGCAGGTTCTTCCATTTCTTTCATAATCCGCTTGTGTTCTTCGATTGTCATATTGTTCGGGAAGAAACATTTGTCAACCATTTCAAACGGCTTAATATAATGGTCAAGAACATCTCGTGCTTCTTTTCGTGCCTTTTCGGCGCACATTTCGATGTAATCATCTTCCAAACGCCCGTCCAGCCAGATAGCGCAGCTCTTATATAAGGTAGGCGGTCAGGGTTTATGTCCTAAAAGGGCAAATCCGATGAATCGTCAATCACAGAGAAGTCATCTGCGTTGCCCTGCGAGTAGTTTTGCGGTGCATCCTGCGCCCGATCAGAAGGCTTGCTGTCAGACTTGCCACCGCAGAAGTCAACCTTGTTCGCCATGATTTCCGTTGCGGTGCGGTTGTTTCCCTGCTTGTCGGTATACTTCCGGGTCTGGATGCTGCCAGTCACCAGAATTAGGCTACCCTTCTGGAACCACTTGGAAACGAACAGTGCCGTATTACCAAATGCGGTGCAGTTGAAGAAGTCGGTTTCCTTCTGACCACCACTCTGACGGTCGCAAGCAATGCTGAACGTGCAAACATCCTTGCCAGACTTCGTGACTTTAGCTTCAGGCGTGTGAACCAGACGACCCTGAATTGCAATAGAGTTAAGCATTGTTTAGCCCTCCTTCGGCTGTTTCTGGGCACAGTCCCAGCACAGGACGCGCCCAAAGCGTTTCTTCGTGCTTCTTGCAGTTTCCAGCGGAGTGACTGTGCGGTTGTTGTACTGAATAGGCTGCAACTGCTTTCCGCAGCAAGCGCATGGGGGGATGGTTTCCGCTTCCGTTTGCTTCTGTGCAGGCTTGTTTACCCTGCTTGCGGTCTGCTTCTGGTACTCGTCCGTGTCAGCGTCCTTCGTATCGTCAATGCAGAACAAACCGTTCAAGGCGTACTTTCTGGCGTAGCTACTAGACGTTCCAGTCACCTGCGCTGCATCCATCTTGGTTTTTTGCTCCGGTTCTCTTGCGTAAGCAGTAACCGTTACGCATCCACCATCCAGAGTTTCCACTTTTGCGGTCGCTTCGATGTAATGCCATCCCTCTAACACTTTAGGTTCATCAGAAAGGGTAAGAAGCAAACCGTGTTCTTTCAAAATTGGTTTGACTGCTTCCAAAATGTCCTCACAAGAGCGATACTTGTAACCGCCAAATGTGTTCATCTGCCCCTTCGGGGCTTTCAACTCTGATTGAACAGCCATCAAGGCTTCATGAATTTTGCTGTTGTCCATACGTTTCCTTTCTTCGGCTTCATTAGGCTTCATTATTCATACTTCGGCTTAACTTGGCTGTACAAAATCAACCAGCCATCAGGTCTGCCAACTGTGCGCGGAGGTCTTTCAGCTCTGATTCCCTGTCATCAATCTCGGACTGCAAGTCCTTAATCGCTGCCAGCCGGTCGGCTTCTTTCGCTTCCGCCACCTGCTCGTTGGTCATAAAGTACACGCCGTCCTCCGGCTCGGTCGCGCCACCGAATCTGTCAAGGTTAATCATCTTTGGGTCTTCCTCTCTTGCGCTCCTCTTTGATTTGCAACGCGCTGTACCACTGGTCTTTGTCAATTTCGATGGTAGACCACCGGTGGTTACAGACAAGGCACTTTTTCCTGCGAACGATGCTGTCGTGGTCAGACCGGCTATCAACCGTTGTAATGTTGTCACTACCGCACATCGGGCACTTCATCAAGCATCCCTCCACTCGTTGGTGTGGTGAGCAATGCGCTTGATTTTCCTGCGCTCGCGTTCACTGCGTTCTTCCTCTTCGGCGCTAACAGCTAGCGCACACAAGACGATAGCCGTTGCAAGAAGCCCGCATGATACCATTACCCAGCCAAACATCTGCGCTGTGGTCTGACAGCCCTGAATCGTGTCCCCGCACCCGACTGCTGCAATTGCCACGACCAGACCGATCATGGACAATGCTGTTCTTTTCAAAGTTTTCATTGGTTCTCCTTTTTGCTGCCAAAATTAAAAATCCATCCGGTTGCCATTACAGCGGCTGCCACGATGATCCCCCATGTGCCTTTTGCGCCTACCAGTAGTTCAATGAGATGTACCAGCCACAGGTTCAAAAGGAACGCTGCAAGAATCAACGCCAGAATGATGCCCCAGATTAGGGCGATTTCCACAAGTGCTTTCATTTTTCTCCTTTCGCTTGTTGATGTGTTCCAGCCGCTCTTTCTCCCGGCTGTGCCAGCGGATTTCTCGTTTTCCGTAGTACTTACCGTTCATAGGTCAGCTCTCCTGACGCAAGCATCCGTGATACGTCGCCGTAGTGTTTGCCGAGCTTATCAGCAAGCACTTGAACTTCTCCGATAGACGGAAACGCTTTTGTTTCTCTAGCTCTTGCGTTTTCGTTCTGTAGGCGTTTTTTACGCTTTTTGTCACGTTCCTTGTCCATTTTGTGCTTGCACTCCGAGCAATATCTCTTTGTAGGGTTTACTAAGCCAAGAAATAGACCACAACGCTCGCAATATTTAATCTTCACGCTGCATCTCCTCTTTCATTCTGGCTTCCCGATTGTGGCGCTCAAAGCATTGGTTGATGGACTTCTCCATCCAAAGTACCTTGTTGGCATCGTTTCGGGACACGCCAGCAGCCATTGACAGCTTCAGTCTACGCTTGCGGCTTTGCGCCCTGCGAAAATTCGTCACCAGCACTCACCAGCCCTCCTTCTGCTCAATCTCCAGAATCTTGCAGATGCTCTGGATAATCTTCTCCGGCTTTCGCTCACCACGAAGAATCTTGTAGAGGTACGAATCATCAAGGAACAATCCAGTATCGCTTTGAACCGCCTGAATCAGCTCCGTTTGCTTCATACCTCGCTGTAACAGCTTCATCTTCACTTCCAGCTCAAAGCCAGAACGGAAGTTTTCTTTCAAAATTCCACCTCCATTTGCTAAAATCTATTGACATGTACGGAAAACTGTACTAATATAATGGCGTAGAGAGTTTATATTGTACAGTGTTCTGTACTGCCCATGTCTGTATTATAGTACAGACATCTGTACAAGTCAACTCTTTTGTACAAAATTCTGTGCATTTGTATACTTGCACAAATATGGGAGTGTTCTTATGTCGGACTTGTACAGCAACATCCATGCACTCTGCGAAAAAGAGGGCATCAAAGACGGAACCCTTTGTGCCAGCATCGGGATTCGCCGTAGTTTTCTTTCCGAGCTGAAAGCCGGGAGAACCAAGAGCCTGTCCGCAGAGGTTCTTTCTAAAATTGCATCCTACTTCAACGTATCGGTAGACTACCTTCTCAATGGCGAACAAAAAGAAAACCCGCCCCAGCAGCCGCAAAGTGAAGTCGATGCAGCAGTGGAGCGGATTAGAAAAAAACTTGAGTCTATGCCGACAGCGCAACGGGAAGCGCTGATGAACCTGATCGAGAAGATGTGAGGGACTGGTTCTGACCCGGTAAAATAAAAACCCCTTGTGCCGGGCTGGTATAGCTCTGTGCAAGGGGTTTTCTCTTATTCTAGGCCTAAGGCTTGCTCCGCTGCCGGAATCTTATCAGGGTGTTCCAACAGCCATGCGATAAACCTGTCAATCTTAGCTCTTTCTTGTTCGCTCATTGTGGCATATCCTCCCGATCAGTAAATACGAATGTCATTTGATACGATTATACATCTTTCAGTTGTATAGTCAATACAATTTGAACAACTTCGCAAAAATCGAATGTTTTCTTCACATCCGTTACTTTTTATCGGGGAAGCCACGAGCGTTCAAGTCAAAAGGGACAACGCCTATCCATCTTTCCTCCAATCACAGCTCTACGAGCTGTCCGTTAATGCGTTCGATGCTATCTGCCGGGTCGCGCCCATCGTCTAAGGCGGCTACGGCACGATCTAGGACGGCTTTTGCTTCTTCGTAAGCAAACTTATCAGCATCGTTGTTTGCAAGGTTGTAGACCAGCTTTAAGGCGGTCTGGCGGGCATAGGGTATAAGCATGGTGTCGATTTGGTTCATATACTAGCCCTCCCACGGTTTTGGCGTTCTGCTTTCGGTCGGTTCAGATGCGGGCATCCCGTCAATGATAATCATGTTGTTACCTCCTGTTTGATTATTTTTTCGATGTTACAGTTATAACATAGGCTGCTGTTGGTTCTCCATAGCAGCTTTTTCCATTTTTTGGCTTGTCGAATCCGGCAGTTTTGCAGAATTTTGTTGAAAGGGCGTGAATTTATGGATGAATATTTGGTAAGAACGGCCAAAGCATTAGAGATGGCACGGATGCGTTCCGGTCTGAGCCAGCAGAAATTAGCAGCACGAATGGGCGTGAATCGTGGCACGATTGCCAACTGGGAGCAAGGTCTGGCGGCTATTTCCCTACCAATGGCTATGCGCTGGTTCACCTGTTGCGGCGTATCGGCGGCTCGATACATGGACGCTTGCATTTATCCTGGACTGCTGGAGCATCTGGAAGACGACCTTCCCAACATGGAAAAGCGTCAGATTCTCATAGATGCCATGATTGAATGTTCTTCCTACGAGATAGATGCTTTGTTGTACATCCGGTACGGAGATCACGGTTCAGACCACATGGGCGTGCTGACGGAGGTTCTGGCAAACCTCCATACGCCATTGAAGGACAGGGTCTCTGTTTGCCGGATGGTATCGGGCAACTATGAGATAGCACAGGCTACCGGAACAGACCCAGACCCGAACGGAACTGCTCCAAAGATGGAGATTCTCTATCAGGCGCAGGATGCCGGAACGGAAGCAGCTATGAAGTCCAACGATTCTTATACCGTGAATCCGAATAATATAAGCGGCTGATTGTCGAATTATCGCAGTTTTTGAAGAACATTTTGTCCACGTTCATCCACTTTTTGTACACGTTTCATGCAGATTAGGTATACCTTTACCTTGTCAATCCGTCCCCCATGGGCTATGAACCGACAACATTTGTGCGAAATGAACAACGAATTAACGCTAATTTATTGTTTACAATTGAGTAGCTCGTCAATCCGTCCCCCGTAACACCGGTTCAAAAGTTTTTCATACGCTTTTTGTACACGTTAGATAAGCCTAATCATTGCAGAAAAGACTTTATTCAGCAAATGGAAGGTTGAGTTATCCACAAGCTAGAATGGAAAAACAAAGGAATTGTTGAAAATTATCGTCATCGCCTATTTAACGATGATATTTAACATCTTGTTTATTTCTTGTTTAATATATAATATGTAGATGGGGGACGAAATGACAAAGCATAGGGGACGGTTTGACAAGTCACGGGGGACGTTTTGACGACCCTATGGGGGACAAAAAGACAAGCCACGGGGGACAGAATGTATTGACTTGTCCCCTTGACCTGTGATATACTGCTTTTAGGCTAGAAAAGGAGGCGAACAGATGCCAAAAATATCCGACAACAACCTTGTCGAAAAAAGCAAATCTCTTGTGTGGGCAAAGTTCAGGGACTACACGGCAGGTGAGCTTCGGTTGCTAGAGGTTTACTTGTCAAGAATAAATCCGAGAGACCCAAACAGCAGCCGTGTGGAGTTCTCGTTGGCAGAGTACAGAGACCTGCTGGGACTGAAAAGCCTTGATGCACGAAGGATTGAGCCGCAGATCAAGCACTTTCTGGGCAATACGGTGTCGATTCCCATTGACAAAGAGAAGGGGACGTTTGAGAGCTTTGTCCTTTTTACAAGGGCAAAACTGGACTATGTGCCAGAAACAAGGTCTTATGTTGTGGCAATCACTTGCAACCCTGACCTTCGCCCTATCTTTTTTGACATTGCCGAAAGCGGGTACGTTCGGTATCGTCTACGTTACACATCACGAATGAAGTCTCAGTACAGCATCCTGCTTTATTCGATTCTTCGGGACTGGTTGAACATGGACAGCAAGCCGCATGAAATCAGTCTGAAAAAGCTGAGAGAACAGCTCGGTGCGATGGAAGCAAGCTACGATGTTTACAAGAACCTTCGCAAACGAGTGCTTGATGTTGCAGTAGATGAAATCAATGCCGTGTCTGACATCGTGGTGACTTATGAACCGGTTCTTGTAGCACGAAAGGCTGTGGCGGTCAAGTTCAAGCCCAAAATTAAAGCGTCTGAGACGCTGATTGAAGCTCAGGCAAGCGAAGTATCGGTCGAACCTCAAAAAGCCGCCCGAAAGCCCCGTAGAAGCGGATACGAGGACTTTGACTGGTCTGTGTGTGACGAGCTTGAAAAACAGGACTGTATTGACGTGGCAAAAGTGGTTGAGAAGTGGATGAAGAAAGAGCATCCTGAAATCAAGCTGCCGAGACGCAGAAAAGCGGTTTACGATACAGTGAAGGCAGCGTATAAGGACATCCTATCTTTGAACAGAACGCCGTTTCCCGACAGACCTGTTGGCTATCTGATTAGAAGCGTAGACAAAGCGGGTATCGTAGACAAGTATATGCCAGCGTTTTATTCCATTGAAGCGCTTAACGGCAAATAAAGAAAGAGTGATAAAATGGCAAAAATTATAGCTGTCGCCAACCAGAAGGGCGGAACGGGGAAAACCACAACAAGCACCTGTCTGGCTGGTGCATTGCAGTTGCTTGGCAAGAAAGTGCTGCTGGTGGATTGTGATGCCCAGTGCAACGCAACGGACACCTACGGCGCACAGACAGAGGACGTGTGTACTTTGTTCGATGTAATGACCCGGCAGGGTACGGTAGAAGAAGGAATCCAGCACTGTGAAGCCGGTGACATTCTGCCGTCTGATAGTGCATTGAAGGACATTGACGAGCAGCTTGTTCGGGACATTGGCAAGAACTTCCGGCTGCGTGAAGCGCTTGAAAGCGTATCTGAACGGTACGATTACATTGTTCTGGACACTCCCCCGCAGCTCGGTCTTGCGCTTGTAAACGCCCTGATCGCCGCCAACAGCATCATCGTGCCTATTACGGCAGACCGATATGCGCTTGCCGGATTGAGCCAGCTTTCGCAGACTATCGGTGACGTTCGCAGATACTTCAATCCGACTTTGAAGATTGAAGGTCTGCTCCTGAACCAGTACAAGAGCCGTGAGAACCTGTCAAAAGAGGTCGTGGAGCAACTTCCTGTGATTGCACAAAGCATGGGAACAAGACTGTTGGACGTGAAGATTAGACCGTCTATGGGCGTTCGCAAGGCACAGGCAGAGCGTCACAGCCTGTTTAGTGGCGACACAGCAAAGAGCACTAGCGCAGAGGATTTCAAGACGTTGGCGCAGTATCTCGTTGGAGGTGAGGGCTGATGAAGTCAACCAGCAAAAAAACATCCGGCTTGTTGGGCGGGTTTGACTTCCAGCCCGTCAACGATGTTTCTTCTGCAAATGAGGTAGTCACTCTGCCAGAGAATGAACAGTCTAAACAGAATCAGCACAATGAACATATTCGGCAGAGTAGTCAGATGCAGCAGAATGAAGAAGTGCGGCAAACTGAGCGGAATGAACGAAATGAACAGATTAAGCAGATGCAGCAGATTCGTCAGGTTGAAAACATGGAGCAGATGCAACAAACGCCCAAAGAAGACAAACCGAAAGCCTTGAAACAGGCGAAGCGAGTTCAAAAGCACATTGAACAAGGCGAAGTTGCAGAAGCATTGCAGGAAGCGGGCATTATTAAAGAAAAAATTGATGCACCTGTGGATAAACGAAAATCGAGCAGTAAAGGAAAGGAAGATGTAAGAACATCTCGAGTGTCTGTTCCGATGAGTGAGAAAGAGCGTAAGTTCATTTATAGGGAAGCCAGAAAGCATGGGATGTATCTTGGGCAATATGTATATGCTCTCGCAGTTGCGGCAGCAAACGGAAAAATCGTATTGGAGGACGATTTAGATGAATGACTCAAAAAAGAAGCTTGGATATTATTTTGCAAAATACAGATTTGTACTCCAAGATGATAATACTTGTACGGATGTAATTTATTTTGCTCAAAATTTGGAATTGCGTTACACAAGCCCGAAAAAACCAAAAATTGAGACTTTCAAAATAAAGGATTTGGAAAAAATCAAGAAAGATAATTATCGAGGTTTTGAATTTATTCCTGTGACAAATTTTATATTTTTGAAAATAAAAAAAGCATTTATAAAACGAAACACGTATAATGTGAAAATTTTGCCAAATATTACTCAGTATGATATACGAGGAATTGAATCTAAATGGTTTTGCAATTTGCCTAAAAATACACAAATTGAAGAAGTTGTGTATTGGAAAGACTATAGCGGCATGACAACTGTGCATGAGCTTTCGGAAAGGCTGAGGGATAAAGAGTATATAGAATACATGAGAGACCGCTTTATGAAAAAAAACTGAAGATTGAACTAGAAAATTTCTTGGAGGATTGACGATAAAAGTTAAGTTCTATAAGATTTTCAAATAAAATTTATAACGGTATTACGTAAATAATTGAAAAAAGGGAAACTGATATGAGTGACTATTATGTTGAGCGACTGAATAAAGTAAGGAATATGTCGTGTAAGCCAGTAGGGATGTCTCTTGTAAAAGATGGATATGTGTTTGACGAAGATAAATCCGTAAAATGGAATCGTGAACAGGTTTCTAAGAACAATCAGAAATATCAGGACGAAGTGAAAAGGCTTAATCAGGCTAAAATGAAAGCTCGTGAAGAGACTTATACTGCTTTCTATAAAGATATTGCCGATGCGTTAAACAGAGCGATTGGTGGAAAAGAAAAAGTTACTACAGAGCAAGCAAAGGTTGTTTGGAAATATCTTGAAGGACATTTGTCTGACCCGTATGATATTGAAGGTCCCCTGTATGATTTAATTAACATGATTGCAGATTTCGTTGCTGGTGGGCCAGACAATCACTAAGTCGATAAAAGCTGAGTTCTAGGAGGATTGACGTATGATGAGGTCGAAGGAATTTTACGAAGGAAGTATTATCCGCTTACAGAAAATGGTTAAGCGTGGCATTTGCGTTCTTTTGTTCGATGCTTTTGCCGTAGCAGTTCAGATTCCTTTTATCTTTGCGGGGAAATGGGTTGCAGCGCACTTGATTTTGTCCATTGCCGTATCTTTTGCAGCGGGATTTAGCTTTAACACGCTTGTAGATAGCAAAAGACAACTTGATATGTACAAAGCAGATATGGAATTGTACTACACCAAATAAAATAGCCCCTGTGCAGCCGCAATGACCGCACAGGGGAGAAAGGAAACACATGGGACAAAAAGTGTTAGGCCACTACGAATCGCATTGGTATCTCAATGGGACAGGCGGTGACATATACGAAGGTAAGATGGTCTTTCGAGACAAAGATTGGCGCATAAGATATATGGAAAACCAATGCGTTGAAACCAACTATTTTAGCTTAAAGAAAATAAGAAATAATTTTAAGAGCAAAGGGCAAAAGGAAGGAAATTATAAAAACATTGCATGGATAAAATTTTCAGAATTGAATTGGTTTGAACGAAGAAAACGTCCAGATTGGTTTAAGGTTCAATTCCTTTCAAATGGACTTGATAGCCCAAAAACACAATGGTATACAGTCCACGATTTGTCTGGTATCGAAGAAAAGAAGCATTGGGTTGAGGAAAAATGCCAATACACAATGAAAGAACTTTCAGAGAGAATGCCAGCAGAAGATTTTATCGAGTATATGAAAGATAGAGGAATAGAGACAATCCGATAAGCGCAAAACACCCCTGTGTAACCTCGATTGGTTGCACAGGGGTTTGTTTTACTTTTCAGCAATGCAATCCCAGTAGAGATACGCCTTGCCGTCCACAGCGTCCGTGTCCTCAAGGAACGCCTTTGCCATGTCAGCGTAGAAGCCCGGAGTGTCAACGGACTGGCGTTTTGCGACCTGACAATAATCCGAGTACATCATGTTCATGACAGCCCAGAAATCGTTCGGGTCACAGGTAATATTGCGCTGTTTGGCAACATCCTGTGTCTGTTCCAGCGTCCAGTGACAGCCCTTTGTGCCGTCAGCGTTCACCATGCTGTCGCACCATTCCTCTGCTTCATCATGGGTTAGGTGCTGGCGTGGCATCTTGATGGAACGGCTATCCGCACCTCCATGCTCATACTGCCAAGACCGCTTGTCCCAGTCTCCGTTCTGCGAGAAGCCAATCTGCGGCATTCTGCGCCCATTCTCAACGTCAGGGTAGCGGGGGATAGGGTAAGGGTCGATGTAGCGGTTCTCCTCCTGCGGATAGTAAGGATAGCGGCCGTTGCCGTTTTCCAGCTTACGCAAACGGCGTTCCAGCTCACGCTCCCTGCGATCGCGCTCTTCCTCAAGGCGGTCACGTTCCGGCTCACGGTCTTTGTCGCGGTCGCGGAGCATCATCATGCGGCGAAAATTAGTCTTGCCCATAATCTATACCTCCTCAAGAAATGGACGAGGGCGCACCAGCGTGGGAACGGCAGAAGCAGCCAAGATACTTGAACGCGCCTGTGCCGGTAGCGGACGTTGCCACGCGGGTGGCGTAGCGGGTGCGGGTGTGGATGCTTTCGGCCGTTGCCTGAGCGCAGTTGCAGTCGGTCAGAGGGTATGCGGTCGTGCCTGCACCTATGGTAATGACCACAGGGGCGTTGATGGTGGTCGTGTCCGGCAAGCTCTGAGCAACGACAATGCAATATTTTTCGCCTGCTGCGTAAGACCCGGCAGGGATGTTGATGGTCAGCGTATCGTCGGCAAACGTGACTGCCTGACTGATGACCAAGTGCGGGCAGAGTTTGCAGCTTGTTTTGCAAGCCATAGTATTTTCCTCCTAAAAAATCAGGGGCAGAGGTGTCTTACCCCTGCCCCGATGGTTCACCCGGTGTTATCGGGGAGTGTATTGGTTAGCAGCAGCCGCAGCAGTTCACGCCCACGTTGGGGTTTGCCACCTGATAAGCGGGAATCGGACGAGGATTGACCCGGTTCAGGATGGTATCGGTCTGCTGGGACATCACAGTGGTCAGAAGCGCATTCTGACGATCCTGAGAAGCGGCGAACTTCAGGCTCTGGTTCTCAGCGGTCAGAGTGGCAATCTTATCCTGCGTGAAGTAGTCCATCATGCTGCGGAAGTTGGCGTTGCAGTTGTCCACGATGGCGCGGGCGTTGTCTGCGATAGCCTGACGGGTAGCGCAGTCCTGCTGTGCAATGGTGTACTTCAGGTCGCCGATGAGCTGCTTGTTCTCGCAGCAGCAAGATGCAAGCTGCGTCTGGATAGCGGTCTGACCCGCCTGACGTGCGTTGCCCTCCTGCATGATAGCAAGGCTGATGGCGTTGTCGCCGTTGGACACGCTGCGTTCCAGACCGTTCACGAGCTGTGCGTTCTGGTAGCCGAGCTGACAGATCGCCTGATTGGTACCAGCAAAGCCGCCTGCAATGGCAGCGTTGAGGGTGTTCATTTGTGCGAGCTGGTCATAGCCCAGAGAGCAGATACCGCTCTGGATGCCAGCCAGAGAGCGGGAGGTGTCCTGCTGGTAGAAGCCCTCAGACAAAGCCGCACGAGTATCTGCGCCGCCCTGACCGGTTGCACCGGTGCCCACCAGATAGGGGATGTAGCTGTTCATGCCGTTGTCACCGCCGTTCCGGCCGTAGCCGTTTGTACCCCAGCCGAAGATGATGGCGAGGATGATAACCGCCCACAGACCTTCGTTGCCGAAGAATCCGCCGTTGTTATTACCGCCGTCCTGCCCAGCCAGATAGCCAGTTGCAAAATCGTCCATAACAAAACTCCTTTCAGTTTTGCGTTATGCTATCCCACCGCCGTATGCGATGGGCGAAGCCAGATAAAAGCGGTTTTTATCAAGTCCGCAAAAACTGAGAAGCGTTTTGCTTAGAGGGATGCTTATTTGGGAATTATTAAGTTAGCTTGGAGGATTGTCTTTTTTATCTTTCGGGTCGTCCCACGTTTTGCTGACAGCGCCGAAAATCAATCCGAGCATTAAAGGAATCCATATTTTGTCATCGCCACACAGATTGTTGATGTCAAAATCTTTTTCGGAATGGCTGTTTTCAAAATCATCCATTGCAAAGCCTCCTCACTTCGGAAGCGTCAGATTCAGTACGCTTGCAAGCTGGTTCAGGTCGATGCCACGCTCTTTGGCGAGGTTCTGTGCCATCGTTCGGAGCTGTGCTTCGTTTTTGCCCTGAATCAAGTTTAATCCCTGCATGATAGGGGCATTCTGCCCGCTCAACTGCTGGATAAGCCCCATCGGGTTCTGCCCGGCACGAGCCAGATTTGCAAGCTGCATGATAGGGCTGTGCGTAATCATATCAAACGGAGAGGACATCACTTATTCTCCTTTCTTTGCTGTGGAAGTGGGCTTGGAAAAGCTCTTCTGCCACTTTTCCAGTTCATCCAGCCTGTGGACGAGGGCGTTATACTCTTCAATAGGCACATACTGCTGTGCCGGTGCAGCGGTCTGCTGTGCCTGTTGCACTTGTATTTGCCGCCACGCTTCCGGGCTGTAGAACTCCTGCACATAGGATTCACAGGTATCAGGGTTGAGCCGCTTGCAGTAAATCACGCCACTCCGCAGGTCGGGGCAGTAGGTCGGTCTGCCGTACAGGTCAGACGGTATTGCCAAAAATTCTTCCCTGCTAGAAACAGGTCTGCCAAGCAACCAGCCGCCGTCCTGTACCGACTGCTGAACAGGCTGCTGCCCATTCATCGGCTGCGGACGCTGCGGCTGTGCCTGTTGCATCTGCGTGTTCGGCAGGGAAGTGGTAAGGCCTACCGTTCCCATGCCACCGTAAGGATTGACAGGCTGCTGCGGAACGTAGGGTGCTCCGGGTGTCGGATAATAGCTCATAATACATCCCTCCTTGTGCATCTAGTGTACCGCATCAGCAAAAAGTGAAAGACAACGAAGGCACAACGAAGGACAAAAAAGAAAAGCGCCCACACGGAAAAATCCGCATGAGCGCTTAACTGTAAGGATACACACGTTGGAGTGCAATGCTAAGATATCACATCATCCAATATATGGCAATGCTTTCGACAAAACTGGTAAGAATAAAACAAAATCCACCAGCCTAAAAGCTGATGGATTATAAGCGAGCGAGTAATCGCCCTGCCACCGAAGCGGCAAAATTGCGTCTCCCGCATGGTACGCACTGTAAGTAGGCGGGTGGGAGACTGTTCAGCGCCGAATCTGGCGACTGCTTTTTTAATTCTCCGTTGAGCACGGAGTTAGCTCTTGGACGACCCGACCTAATGCGCATCGTTGAGAGGCCGGTCAGGTTTCCTTGGATATATTATACCACAAATCGTGCAAAAAGAAAAGCGGCAGACCCGAAAGCCTGCCGCTTCAACGCGCTTCACAAGAAAACGCACCCAATTAAAAGTATAGTATCACACATTCAGTATTTTATCAATAATTTTCAGCCTATTGCCGATTGATGTCCGGCAATACGGCACACGCGCTGCAATATCAACTTGGCATAGCTGGTCAACGTACCGCAACCGGGCGATTTTCCGGTCATACCTCCCAAGCGGCGCACGTTTTATCACAGCTTTTATCTGTTCTGCATTAAGCCCTTGCAACGCTGGCGGAAAGACTATGCGAGCCGCCGCCACAGGCAGCGCCAAGCCAGAAAGGCTGCGGCAGCTGTCCGGCGTTGCGCACCATAGTGCCAAGCACGGCAAACTGGTGACGTTTTGTCACCAATTTCGTGATGTCACGAAATTGTTCTTGTGCGGCGAACATCCCGGTGACGTCACCG